TCACGCCTTCCTCCGCGCCAGCCACGCCTCGAGCTCCGCGAAATACTGCGCGTGCGAGACCTCCCGGCGCTTGTACGAGTAGATGCTCCCGTGCGACGGCGACCCGGCCGTGCCTTCCGTCAGCTCGCCGCGCTCGAGCGCCGTCGCGAGGGACCGAAGCTCGCACGCGAGGTCGTCCGCCGTGTCGCCGCCAGCGCTCAGGATGAGGGTGTGGGCGCGGGTAGGTTTGGTCATCGGCCGTCCTCCAGCGCTGCACGGATCCTCTCCGCGCGGAGGCGTGCATTCTCGGCGACCTGGGCCATCAGCCCTCGCATCGGGTCGCCGGGCCCTCCGGGAGGCGTCTGCAGGACCAGCGTCGTCATCTCCCGCGCGTCGTACTCGAAAAGCTCGAGCTCGCGCCGGAGCGCGGCCTCGAGCCGCTGGATCCGGGTGCTCTCGATCGTGGTCGTCATCCATGCCTCCTGGTCGCCTTGCGCGCGCGTTTCTGCGCTCTCTGCCTTGCGCGGCGCTTGTCCGCGGCGTCTGGGCTCGCCGTGGGCGGGACGGGACTGCGCCGGCGGCGCTTGACGGCGTCGCTGTAGGCGCGCTTCTCGGCGGCGATATCGCGCACGTAGTCGACGACGAGGCCCTCGACGCCGCGGAGGAGTTTGATCGCTCGATCGCCGTCGACGACTTCGTAGTCGACGCCCTCTTTGAGCTTCCGGCCTGCCTCGTCCCTCACGCGCAGGACGCCGTGCGCGCACGTGAGCGACACGCGCTGACCGAAGGGGTGAAAGTCCCCGTCGGTGTCCAGCCGCGCGAGCATGCCGGTCGTCGCGAGGTGGCGCATCTCAGCATCTGAGACGTCCGGGTCGATCGCGGCCGCGATCTGCATCATGGCCGAGAGTTGGGCGGCAGACTGGATCATCGGCATGCCTGCCTCCTCGCCCTACGCTCGGCGTCCTGCCGGCGGGCCTCGTCCTGCGCCTCGCGCTCGGCCGTGAGCCCGATGACGATCCCCTCGAGGATCTGGTGCAGCGTCGACCAGGAGCCGTAGACGGGAAGCAGCCGGCGCGCGATGCGGCCGTGCGGATCGCAGTAGATCCTCGCCGTGCCGGTCTCGTCGACGCACGCGCAGATCACCTCGCCGGTCATCCGCGCGATCGCCTCAAGGATTCGGTCGAGGCTGGCGTGGACGTCGGCGCGGCAGGCGAAGGGGTCCCATGAGACAGCGGGCGCCGAGGCCGGCCCGGCGTCCTCGAGCCGGTCGGCGATGCGGCCGTTCTCCGTCTCCAGATCAGCCACCTGGCGGCGGAGGGCGGCGATCTCGCGCTCGGCGGCGAGGGCCTTGTCGACGACGCGGTCGATCCGCCTCTCGCGATCGGCGATCTGCTCCTCGAGATCAGCCACCTGGCGGCGGAGGGCCGCGACCTCGCGATTGGGGTAGTCGAGCCCGAGCTCCAGCGCCCGAACCTGCTCCTCGAGCTGCTGGATCCGCACATCTTTCCAGTCGAGCCCGAACTGCTCGCAGGCCTGCTCGTGCGTGATGAAGCCAGCGCGGACCGCCTCGTCGAGTGCCTTCACATGCGCGACCGGATCCACCGGTCCGCCGAGCACGCTCCCGTCGGTGGCGTAAAGGACGGCCCGGTCGCCGTCTACGCCGATCCAAGCGAGCTGCTCCAGCAAGTCCTCCCGCTCGCTCAGGTGCCCGTACATCCCGTATCGCATCCGTCCCCTCCATGGTGCCCGATCGACACAGGCACGGCTCGGCGCAAGGAAGAAGCCCTCTCGTGGGAGGGGGCTTCGAATCCTTCGGCGGTGTCAGCGGTAGAGCAGGACGCCGGGGACGTAGCCGGCGTCGACGATGACTCGGCAGAGCTGCTCCATCGCGCCGGGGATGTCGCGCTTGCCTTGCTCGAGCTCGTAGACCCGCTTGGCGCGGGTACCGTCGGTGCCTTTGTAGCCCAGCAGGTGGCCGAATTCTTGCGCCGACATCCCGGCGACCTCGCGCGCGGCCTTGACGACGCCCGCGCCGGACATCCCGCGCGGGCCGCCGCGGGCGTACTCGCGCTCCTCGTCGTGAAGGTCCGCGCCGAAGCGCTCGTCGAGCTCGCGGATCCGCCCGAGCAGCGCGTCGATGCGCGCGATCTGCGCGTCCTCGTCAGCGATCATGTGCTCGTAGACCGGCCCGAGGCGCCCGTCCCGCTCGCGGATGTCGCGGAGATCCGCATGCGCGTGTAGCAGGTCGTGACGGGCGCGCAAGAGCTCGAGGCGGTCGCGCTCGCGCATCCACGGATACTCGATGTTGTAGTCGCTGGCCGGCCTCGACTTGAAGCCGAGCGGCCGCACGTAGTCGCGCAGGATGAGGTCGAGACGCATGTCGGTGTCCTCCGGTGGACCGCCGGCGTGATGGCCGGCGGTGGGAAGGGCGGGCCTGTAGGCCCGCCCGGGTGTCAGTCCTCGGCGATCTGCGCCGCGAGGCGGTGGACAGCGCGCTCGATCTTGGCGAGCTGCTCGGCCTCGTCGGGCGTGCCCTCGACGACGCAGACCAGGGCGCGGTCGAGGGCGAGCTTCCTGGCGGCCTCGACCGGATCGTCGGACTGCCAGTACAGCGCGTTGCCGGAGCCCGCGAACACCTGCATGCGGCCCCCGGTGGGCGTCCACCTCCAGACGTAGCCGCCGTCTTTGGGGTCGAGGAACGACGTACCCTGCTCGTGCTTGACGGTGCCGTCGTCGAGGAGCTCGGCGACGTTCTCGCGGATGGTCCCGCCTTCGGAGACGTGAATGTAGTAGCCGTACATGATCTGGCTCCCGGTGTGTGGGGTGGGCGGAGCGGGGTCGCCGGTGGATCCGGCGAGTCCCGCTCCTGGTACCTGTCGCCGTCGGTGAATCCGTCGGCTGAGCTGTGGTCCGGCGTCTGCCGGGTCGACGGTGCGTCCGTCGATGAAGGTAACTTAGCCCACCCGTGGGATAAGCGCAAGCCCCCGGTAACGAAAAAAATGCATCGGCATTGATCCTCGCGCCGACTCAATGCATGGTCGGGCCTCGCGCCGGCCGTCGCCGTCGCCCGCCGGAGCTGCACCGTGGCCGTCCAGCCTGACCCGAACGCAAGATTTCTGGAGATCGCCGAGGACCTGTTCGGCGAATCCTGCGCGCGTCCGACCGCTCGCGTCCTCGGCCTGCGTTCCGAGCGCGCCGTCCAGCGCTGGCTCAACGGGCAGAACCCCGTGCCCGTCGAGGTCCTCGACCGCCTGGCGCGCGCCGCGCAGGACATCGAGACCTGGGATCCCGGTCCGATCCTGGCGCTCCAGGGCGATATCCCCGACGGCGTCTACGCCGAAATCCTCCGTCGCATAGCCGGGCAGATAGACCGCCGCGCCCGCTGACGGCGCCTCGTCATTCGCTCGCAATCCATGCCGCCGGCCCGACGCCAGGCGGCCGCCGGAAGGATTCCGCACCATGTCGTTTACGAAGCAATCCTTGATCGATCTCGACCGCCAATGCCGCGCCGCCGAGGAAGGGAATTTCACGCCGCCGAGCTCCTACATCGCCGCCGGCGTGCCGATCGTCGAGCTCGACGTCAAGCAGGACCTGCGCTGTTTCTGCGAGCGCTGGGCAGGGCTGCGGGGGCTACAGCGTCACATCCAGATCCTGCTCGAGGACGCGATGCGGTCGCCCGATGTGCAACTCCTCGTCGACATCGAAGCGCGCGTCGCTGAGTCGCTCGAGGAGTACGCGTACACGCCGCTTCACGAGCTGCACGAGCGGCTCGTCGTCTACCTCGCCCTGCTCACCGACGATCCCGCGCGCTGGCTCGCGGCGGCGCAGCAGGCGCTCGCGCAGTGCGCGTCCGCCGCGGTCGGCGCCGAGCTGCGATTCCGCGCCCGAGCATTCGCGCTCGCGCTCGTGCAGCCGCGGTACGACGCCAATGTGGACGCGGTCTACCAGATGACGCACGACTACGTGCGCGGCATGACCCGCATCGGCGCGGAGCGTCAGGCCGCGCTCGAGACCGCGACCGAGCGCTCGCCCGGCGAACTGGCGACGCTCGCTGAGCTCGCGCGTGGGCCGATCGAAGACGACGACGATGGCGGGCTCGAGCTGCCCGACGACGTCGTCGAGGACCGCGCGGAACGGGAGCGCGACGATCCGCCGGGCGTCGTCGTGCTCGAGCGTCTTCCTGCAAGCGGAAATAGCAAATACGGCAACCAGAGCTTCGCGGAGTTCAAGGATTTCGTGGGCGAGCGGATCCCCCTGGTACCGCGCCCGGACGTCGTGACGATCCGCGAAACGCTGGTCGCGGAGGCGCCGCACCTGGCCGCCGTTGTCGACGGGATCCTTCAGACCGTGGCGATGTCCAGCGTCGTCCGGATCCGCCCGACGCTGCTCGTCGGCGAGCCGGGATCCGGCAAGACCTGGCTCGCGAGAAGGATTGCGGAGTTGTGCGGGGTCCCGTCGGTGGTCTACCCGGCCGGCGGCGTCGCCGACGGCACGCTCGGCGGCACCAATCGCCAATGGCACTCCGCCCGGCCGAGTCTGCCCCTGCAGCTGATCCATCTACACGGGATCGCCAACCCCGCGATCGTGGTCGACGAGGTCGAGAAAGCGAGCCAGGAGCGGAGGAACGGGGCGTTGCATGACGTCCTGCTGTCCTTGCTCGAGCCGTCCAGCGCGCGCACGTTCTTGGATCCCTACCTGGAGGTCCCCTGCGACCTGAGCCGCGTCTCCTGGATCCTGACAGCGAACAACCACGAGGGACTGCCGGCGCCCTTGCTCGATCGCCTGCGAGTCGTCTTCGTCCCCGCGCCCGACCGCCGCCATGCGCCGGCGCTCATCCGGTCCGTCCTGCGCGACCTGGCGCGCGAGCGCGAGCTCGATCCGGTCTGGATCCCGCCGTGCGGCCCGGACGACGTGGGGCTCATCGAGCGCGCGTGGGCGGGCGGGAGCCTGCGAAAGTTGCGGAGGGTCGTCGAGGTGTGGCTCGATTGCCAGGATGCGCCGGCGCTCGCGCACTGAACGCGAAAACGGCCCCGGGATGATCCGGGGCCGTTTGTCCAGATTTGTCTCCGATCGGCGAATTCGGAGACAGATCCGGACAGAATTGTCCATGAGTGTCCCCAATTCCGAGGATCGGGGACACTGGTTGCCAAATCAGGCGGCGGCGGCGCGCAGCAGCATGACCTCTACGAGCTCGTCGACCTTCATCTCGAGGTCGGCGCGGGCGATGGCCGGGTCGCAACCGTGCGCGAGGGCGTCGTTCTCGATCGTGTAGTCGACACAGGTCCTGTCGTACTCGTCGAACTCGTGGCCGGTCGGCTTCGCCAGGGGATTGGCGATCTCGACGACGACGCCGCCGCGGGCCTTGTAGAAACGGCCCTGGTCACGGCGCACGGATGCGAACGAGAACGGCCCCTCGCGGCCGCTGCGCTCGCACCGGAGCACCGCCATCCACGGCATGGCGTGCGCGCCGAACGTGCGCTCGAGCGCATTGGCGGCCTCGCCGAGTGCCTTGCGGACCTGCCACTCGGCGCCGGCGATCTGGACCGTCTCGCGCTTGCCGTCCTGCGTCGTCACCTGCGTCTCTGTCATCCCGAGGTGCCGGATCGCGAAGTCCCTCACGGGCCAGCCGTCGTCGACCGGCTGGACGCCGTAGCGCGTCTGCAGGATCTCCGCGACCAGGCTCTTACCGGAGCCGGGGTTGCCGCACAGGGCGATGAAGCGTGGAAGGCCGGCATAGCGGTAGGCGCAGTCCGCGCACTCGATCGCCCGCTTGTCGCCGGTATATTCGACGCCGCAGCGCGTGCAGCGGCCCATGTACGCGCCGGGGGCCCAGCCGCGGCGCTTCGGGCGGGTGTCTCCGAGGGCCCAGCTCATACCGCGTCCTCGTCGTCGTACATGCGCAAGATATCCGCGCCGGGGATCGGCCCCTGGTCGCGGTCGACGAGGCGGCGCAGGTGGTGGACCCGCTGCAGGATCGCCGTCGCGACGGACTGGACGTGCTCGACCAGGCGCACGCGCTCGAGGCCGGCGAGCGCGTTCTCGAGGTAGTCCCCGAGCGCCGGGTCGACGCGGTAGTCCGCCGGCACCCAAACGCGGTGCTCCGGATCCGGCGCGTCGAGTTCGAGGTAGATCGCCTCGGCGTAGACGCAGTCCCGATCGGCGCGCTTGACTTCGGGGTGCAGGAAGTCGTCGGAGACGAGCCCGGCGGCGGCCGCGATCGCGTCGTCGAGGGCGGCCTCGACGCGCGCGACGAGATCGAGCTCGTGTGGAAGCCGCATGTGTCCGGGATCGATCGCTCGCGCCAGCTCGGCGGCGCGCTCGCGCAGGAGGAGCTTGTAGGGCGCGACGGTGTCCCCGACGTAGGCCTCGTGCCCGTCGTGCAAGAGCCCGGCGAGCGCGAGCCGCGGGTCTCCGGTACGGCGGGATACGAGCATGCTCACGGCGAGGGAGTGGAGCCCGACCGAATAGGGCAGGTGCGTCCGCCCGCCGAAGCGGGGGATGCGGGCGAGCGCGTCGGCGACGACCTCGAGGTCGATCTCCTCGACCCGCGGGCGGGCGATGTCGACGAGGGCGCCGCCCGGCGCGGCGACGCGCCCGACGACGAGGTTGGCGCCGGATCCGGCGCGTCCGAGCACGACGGACATGTCAGCGACGCCCGTGCTCGGCGATCGCGCGCCCGCCGTTCCAAGCGGCCGCGCCGAGACAGAGTGCCACCAGGATCCGGTAGGGCTCGGGGGTCAAGACGAGCGCGACACCCCCGAGGACGCCGAAGGCGATGCTCGAGACCAAGGCGATCAGGATGCGGGCGAACAGGCTCATGGTCGTCTCCTGCACGGTGGATCCGTGCTCGAGGACCAGCCAGGCATGTATCCGGGCAAGGAAGAAGCGGCTACGCGAGGCGGGTTTCGCGCTCAGGCCGCTGCGCGGAGATCTAGCGACCGGGAAAGCTCCAGGCGGAGGCGCCGGGTGATCTCCATCGTCCTCGAGACGCCCTTCGGTTTGGGCGCGAGCCGCGCCTGGTCGACGAGGTCCGAGAGGTCGATATCGTCGAAGGCCTGCAACAGTCGCTCGCCGGCGTCGAGCCAGTCGCGGCGGACCGAGAGCACGTCGCAGATCGCCTTCACCAGGCCGGAGGTGATCAGCCCGGGCTCCTCTCCATTGGACGTCTGGGTGATGCACTGGAGGGCCGTGACGAGGACGTCGCGCCCGTGCGTCTTGAGCGCGCACGCGAGCGTGGCGACCGCCATCGTCTGCCCGGGCTTCTGCATCGCAGCGTCGACAGGGTAGCGCAGGATATGCACGCCGGCGCACCGGCAGGCCTCGTCGACGGCGAGCGCCTCAGGGTCCCCCGCGGCGACGGATGCGTGGTGGAGCGCCATCGGCGTCATCTTCGTGACCGCGCCGTTGATCGCGGCGAAGGCGTCGGCCTGCTCGCGGGCGTCGGCGATGACGACTTGGCACGGCACGCTCTCGATCCCGAGCAGCGCGGCCGCGGTCGTGCGGTGCTGGCCGTCGATGATCGCGAACTTGCCGCCGGGCACCGGCGCCACGACGACGGGGGCGAACCTCGACCAGCGGAAGTTCGTCGCGATTTTGCGGACGTTCCGCACGCCTTCGCCGCGGATGGCGCGCTGGTACCCGTCGTCGACTACGAGGTCCGCGATCCGGATCCACTGCAGCATCGGCGCCGGGCCGTGCTCCGTCGGCGGCAGGTCGATGGTCAATCCTTCAGTCGAGATCGTGCGCATGACGCCCTCCTGCACGGTGAATCCGTGCTCGAGGGACAGCCAGGCATGCAATCGAGCAAGGGAGAAGCGGCTATGCCGCCGCGCGCGGTTCGCTCGTCCGGATGCCGGCGCGCGCCAGCGCCTCGCCGACGCTGCGTCGGCGGCCGCCGATGATGGATACGATGGCGTCGGGCGCGTAGCCCTCACGGACGAGCCGGAGCGCGCGCTCGCGGATCGTCGTCCACTCGCCGGTGCGCTCGGGGGCCCAATCGCGGTACCGCCGCCGGGCCCGCGGATCGCCGGCCTTGCGAGCCCGCCTCACGAGCGCGTCGACGTAGTCGCGGCTGATGCCGGCCGCCTCGGCGATCGATCCGCCCTCGATGTCGAGGTCCCACAGGATCAGCACGGTCTCGCGGATGGCGTCGACGTGGCGCTTGGAGCGGTAGCCGCGCGCGGCCCGCTGGTCGCCGGCGGCGCGCGCATACGCCAGCGTCGCCCAGAGCCAAGCGCCCGATCGGCCCACGAGCGCGAGTATCTCGCCGTGCGGCCGGCCTGCGGCCCACGCGTCGAGCGCCATCTCTCGGAGGGTGGTGAGGTCGACCGTCGTCATGGCCCGGACGCTGGCACGCGCTCGTGCAAGCGAGAAGCGTCAGCGCGACCGGGCGTCGTCGAGCGCGATCAGCCCGACCCGCAGGACGAAGCTCGCGAGCACGCCGACGCCGTAGCCGACGGGCATCCCGAAGAAGACGCCGACGGCGGTGAGGACGACCCACAGCGGCTCGGGGAGCGAGGTCGCGACGTGGGTGGCGGCGACGGCGCCGGCCAGGCCGCCGACGATCGTGAACAGGCCGATGATGGCGTGGAAGAGGATCTGCATGGGTGTCTCCCGGCGGTCGGTGTCTCCGATCCGCTCGGGAGTCTGCGCCCAATGCGACTCGCGGTCAAGCTGCGATGGCGGCCGCTCTCCGGCGTCCCTCGGCGCGCCAGCGGCCGCGGGCGTGGAAGACGTGGGTCATGCGCCCGCCGTCGTAGATGACGACGTCCGCGTCCGCCCAGGACGACGGGCCCTTGGCCCAAGCCGGCATCGGGTCGCGGCGCTGCTTCGTGCCGCTCGAGCAGACGCCGTCGATCCGGGTCGGGGTGTGGTCGTGGCCCTTGGCGATCTTCGACGCCGTGCGCAGGTAGCCGCGCGAGGTGCCCTTCGACCCGTTGGGCCCGTTGTGGCCGTGCCAGCCGCACTCGACGCCGTCGACCAGGCAGGATTCGTCCTCACGCAGGAAGCGGACGTCCGCCAGGCCGTCGTCGGACAGGCGCCGCACGGCCGTCTCGAAGAGGCTGATGCTCTCGCCTGCGTCGATGGCGCGCGCCTGGTCGAGGGCAAGCTCGAGCTGCAGGGTCCCGTTGACGGGGTCGGCGCGCCAGTCGGCCTCGCGCACCCAACGCGAGAGGGCGAGGTCGTGGTTGCTCTCGACGACGTGGACCTGTGTGCCCGCCTGGCGGATCGAGGCGAGGAAGGCGGCGACGTGGCGGATCTCCTGCGCGACCGTGCGTCCGCTCTTATGGACCCGCGCGGCGTGCCAGGGGTCCTGCCTGTTGTGATGGTTGCGGGTGAAGAAGTCGAGGACGTCGTGCACGAAGACGGCGGCCGGCCGCAGGACCTGCTGGAGCGCGCCCGGGCCGTACCAGGTCGACGCCGCGCTGACGGGGTCCAGGTGCTCGGCGTGGACGTCTCCGTAGGAGATCGCTCGGACGCGGCACCCGGTCTCGATCTCGCCGCGGTCGACGCGGACGTCGAGATCCTGGAAGGATCCGGTCGCCGCGTCGGCGTGGATGTGGCGTATGAAGACGGCGCCGTCGACGTCCTGCTCGACGATCACGGCCCCGAGCACGTGGTGGAACCTGGCCTTCAAGCCGGCCTTCCTCTGCACGTAGTTCGGCGGCGTACAGGCGCCCGTCGTCCAGGCGGTCACCGGGTCGAGGTGCGGCGCGCGCGGCAGGCTCTCCAGGTGCTGCTTGGGGTGGGAGAAGATCACCGTGCGGCCCTTGCCGTAGGTCTGGAGACCGCTGAGCGGGGACACCGCGGTCGGGAGGATGTTGACCTCGGCGCAGTAGAGCGGCCCGCCGACGTCGAGCCGGCGCGACTGGATCCGGTCCGCCAGGTAGGACGGGTAGGCCCCGAGCTCGACCTTCTCCTCGCCGCGCTGGTCGCCGAAGATCGCGCCGTACCAATCCTTCGCGTACGTGAATCCCCCGACCAGGATCTCCGCCCCGACGAAGGCGGCGTAGGCCTCCAGGTTGACCATGAGCGGCCCGTGGAGCGGCGTCTTGTCCTGGCACGCGGTGAGGATCCAGCGGCGCGCGCCGTCGGCCTGGCGCACCCGGAAGCGCCGGCGCTCGTCCAGGCGCGGGCCGTCCCAGCGGGGCGGGTACTGGACGCCCGGGTCGACGACGCGGACGGCGTATGTGTCTTCCTCGCCCGAGGGCAGGATCCGCACGCGCTTCTCGTGCCGGTCGGGGCCGGCCTCGCGCTCCCAGCCCTCCCACGAGAAGTCCGACCAGTGCGCCTGCTCGCGCGGCGCCGGCGCGGCACGGTAGAGCGACCTGGCGGCCGCCCGCTCCTGCGCCGGCGTCGTGCCGGAGAGCCACCGGCGCAGAGTCCGCGGGCTGATGCCCAGGGCGGCGGCGGCGGCGCGATGGGTCTTGTGCTCGGTGAGGGCGGCCTCGGCACGGTGCTGCAGGTCCTGCGACATTCGGTGCCTCCGTCGATCAGCAGGTGGGTAGGATCTCCGCCAGGGCGTCGCCCTTCAGGATCTGGAAGCCCTCGTCGAGAGGCGCGAGCGCGGCCTCGATCGGCGGGGAGTAGGCGATGTCCGACAGCGTGCCGTCGGCGTCCTTGGCGGCGTGGAACCACAGCTCGGCGTGCGGCCCGCGGCAGGCGAGCCCGCGCGTCGCCAGGACGTCGGCGAGGATCGTGCAGGCGGACCCGCAGGCGCCGTCGACCTCGAGGCGTGCGCCGCGCATGGACATCCACCAGGCCGCGAAGCGATAGCGAAGGACGCTGCCACCCGGGTCCGGGCGGTTGGCGGGGACGACACAGGGATTGCAGAGCAGGTATTCCGCCGTGCGCTCGTCGCCCTGCAGGACGTGCGCGGCGAGGCCCGGGACCAGGCCGGGCTCGCGCCGCATCCAATCCTCGAACTCGGCCTGCGGGACCGCAGCGAAGCGGAGGCTCAGGAAGGCGTCGACGGGCGCCATCGCGCCGGCGGCCGCCGCGGCGACGATCGGCGCCGCCAGGATCGCCATCACGGCGAGGAGGGCGGCGCGCAGCGCGGTCACGCACCCCTCCGCGATAGCAGCTCCATGAGGGCCCGATGGCCCTCTCGGATGGCCGTGTCGATCGCGTCCATGCGCCGGGCCAGGCGCTCCTCGACCTCGCGGAGCTTATCGTGCGGTACGTAGCTGCGAGCGACTTCGATGCGGAAGTCCGCGGCCTCCTTCTCGATCCGCGCCGCGCGGTCCTCGAGTGCGCTGACGCGACGCTCGTTGCTGTCGGCCTTGGTGCGCATGACGAACCATCCGCCGACCAGGCCGGCTACGGCCGCGAGGAGCGCGAGGAGCCCGGAGGCGCTCTTGAGGAGATCGAGCATCGTGGTCACGTCAGGGGCTCCAGCTGCACGCTGCGGCGCCGTAGTCGTTGTGGGCGAGGGCGAGGTCGAGCTCGTCGTCCGTCAGGCGGTCGATCGTCTCCGGCTCGAGGCGGATGGGTGAGGCGACGTCGCAGAAGTCGCCGACGGTGCGGGCGCAGCCGACGACGACGAGGACGGCGAGGAGTGCGAGCACGCGGATCATCGGCGGCTCCAGCGCTTGAGCCGCTCGACCTTCTCGTCGCGCGGGAGTCGGGCGACACGGTCCTCGACGCGGCGGATCTCGCGCACGGCGTCGAGGGCGATCTGGTCGCGCCGCACGCGCTCCTGCAGACGGCCGCGACTGACGCCCTGAAGGAAGGCGAGGCCGACGGCCGCGGCCGCGAGGGCGAGCGCGCCGACGGCGCGTCCGAGGCGGGATCCCGCGATCCAGGTCCAGGCGGCGGCGAGCATGCTCACGTCCTCCACCCGAGGCGCTTGGCGAGCGCGTAGGCGGCCTCCGTGCCGGCGGCGATCGCGGTGCCGACTGCGACCTCGAGGGCGGCCACCAGCTCGGGATCGCCGGCGAGGACGTGCGACTCGGACTCGGTCAGCAGCCCCTTCATGACGAGCATGCCGGCGAGGTAGCGCAGGCCGATTCGGATCCAGACGGCCATGTCAGGCCCTCCGGGAGAAGATGCGAGCGATGGCGCCGAGGAGAGCGGCGAGCCAGCCTCCGGACGCGGGCGCGGAGGGCTTCGCCGTCGCCGTCAGGCGCGCAGCCTCGGCGTGCGAGATCAGGTAGTCGGACTCCGAGAGCATCGCCGGCCGGCTCGTCTCGGTCGCGACGACGCCGCCGATCGGCAGTTCGCGCTCGGCGACATATTCGGGCTCGGGGGCGGGCCGGCGCGGCGGGACCTCGACGCGCGGCGCGTAGCCGGCGGCTTCGAGCGCCGCGAGGAATGCCATGTGGTCGGCGTAGACCTCGGCGTCGCTGCCGTCGGGCCCGTTGACGATGCGCCGGGCGCGCATGACGCCGCGCTTGCGCTTCACCGGATCCGGCTCGTCCCACGCGACGTCGGCGAGCGAGCGTCCGGTGAAGTGGCCCTCGACCATGCCGACGATGGCGATCTCGGCGGAGATGCGGGGCTCGAGCGCGAGCGACGGATCGCCCACAAGGTCGCGCCCGAGACGGTTTCCGAGGATCGAGTAGTTGCGCTCGTGCGTGATCTGGATGAGGCCGCGGCCGAACCAGCCCTCGCGCCAGTAGATCTCCTCGACCCACGGCAGCTGCCCCTTCGCGAAGGCGCGGTCGAGGCGCTGGATGACGGTGCGGTCTGAAGGATTGCGGTCACGGTGGGAGGCCATGACCGTTTCCTTGATCGGGACCATCAAGGATCCGGTCTCGCGCTTCACCTGCGCGAGGCTGTTCGCGATCCACTCTGCGCGGGCGGACGGGTAGAGGTCGCCCCACGTGTCGAGCATCGTCTCCATGCCGGCGACCTGCGCGGTCGTCAGGCGGCCGCCGAAGACGCTCTTGCGGATCGTGTCGAAGAAGATCTGGCGGTCCATGGCATGCCTCCGTCCGCCTCCACGCGTGGCCGGTCGGCATGCATCGGACAATGCCCCGGCCACGCGTGAATCCTTGCTCGCGGACGGGCAAGGAAGAAATCGCAGCTATTTCCAATCCGCCGCGAAAGGAGTCGTACGGGGCTACGCTCCTTTGTTTTCAAGGACCGTAGGGGTGTTGCCGGTCTAGGTGTTGACAATGGCTACGGCGTGCGCGGCGAAAACGTTCGCGGACCCCGTTGCCCCGTGCGTGCGCCGCGGCTACATTCGAATCCGTCGGGCCTGGGAACCCGACGTGTGCGTCTACGGGCAGTCGGGGAAACAGGGATATGCTACCAACCAGAGGTGTCAGGCCGAGGTACTTCACCCTCGCGTCGCCGCACGTGCGTCGCTCCACCGGGCCGACCCACCTGTGGTCGTCCGTCAAGGGCGGGCCGATGCTGCAGCTCGAGAAGACGAAGCTGCCGCTGCATCCGAACCTCATCTACAGCGACGGCCTCACCGGCCAGTTCTGGCACGAGACCGACAGGGCCCGCCTCGCGTTCGAGGAGCTCGCGACGCGGGAGGACCTGCTGGACTGGCGCGTCCCCACCGACGAATCCTTCAATCTCGTGCTCACGCATGGGCCCGCGTTGACGAAGAAGGGCTGGCTCTGGTTCGCGCAGCAGCGCGGGCGCGAGCCGAGCCGCTGCTACGGAAAGATGATCGCGTTCGTGCGGCAGCTGACGCGTCCGACGGGCATGACCTGGCAAGACTGGGCTTGGATGTACCAGGGGACCGAGGCCCGCGAGAACATCGCCATGACCGGCGCCGGGACCGGAGCGGTCGGCATCGACATCGACATTCACCCGAGCGACGCGCCCGGCATGGATCCGATCGCGGTCGCGGCGATGGCGCGTCGCGTCGAGGAAATCGTCGTCGAGACCCTCGGGCCGACCCCCTTCCGACGCACCGGCAACGCGCCGAAGATTCTGCTCGTCTATCGGTGCCTCGAGGCCTTCGACACCACCGCGATCGGGTTCGCTACGGCCGAGAAGCACGCGGTCGAGTTCCTCGCGGGCAACCGACCCTTCACGGCCTACGGCATCCATCACAAGACGGGCCTGCCGTACGCATGGGATGGCCTCCATCCGGCGATCGCCGGCCCCGAGCACGCGCCGCTCGTGACGGCCGCGCAGATCGCCGAGCTGCGCGAGCGGATCGCGCGCGAGTTCAAGGTCGTCCGCGGCACGGGGTCCCGCGGCGTCGAGATCGTCGACTTCATCCCGGAGGGCGAGCTCCGGATCCCGGAGGGCAGGGAAGAGGACTTCCCCCGCAACGCCGACGGTCTCGTCGAGCACAACCGCCACGCTTTCGTCCGCGACCACGTTTGGGCGGCGATCATCGCGAACGTGCAGCATCTCGGCACGGACGAAGGCGTGCGCGGCCTCATCGAGGCACTGTACCAGCACCTGCTCGCGCGCATGGTCACCGGCGACCGGGACTACAGCCAGCGCGGGCTCCACGCCAAAATCTCGTCGGACGTCTGGTCGAACGCGCACAAGGCGCGGCGCGGCGAGCTGCAGTACGCCGACGGCTCGCAGGTGCAGCCGTACCGCATGGTCCGCTCCGCCGACGGCCAGCGGTACCTGCGCCCGCACAAGGCCGCGATCCCCTATCCGAAGAGGGGCAGGGATCTGTCCTGGCTCCCCGAGCCCAAGGCGCAGGTCTTCGACAAGGACGCGAAGACCGGGCTCACGTCCGTGCTCGCCGTCCACGACGTCGACCGCGAGCGCAAGCGCCAGGAGCGCGCGATCCCCGACTCGCCGGCCGTTGCCAGCACCGAGCTCGGCTGGGACATGCTCTTCGGCTGGCACGCGATCGAGCAGCGCCTCGACGAGCTCGACGGCAAGCCGCTGCCCGAGCGCATCCCCCTGTGGCTCCAGACCTACGGCGTCGGATCCGGCAAGACGACGGACACGCTGCGCGGCATCACCGCTTGGCTGTCCGGGCGCCGCCGGCGCCTGTTCGACGTGGACCCCGGGCCGGTCGTCTTCGCGTCCCCTGCCTGGACGAACCTCGGCGAGGCTGCGCAGATCCTCGAGCGCCTCGGCTTCCGGGAGGTCCTGCGCGGCGGCGAGGCCCGGATCCTCGAGGACGCCGACGGCGTGCGCGTGGCGGCCTACGGCGGCAAGGAACGGAGCGGCTGCGAGTTCCCGCAGAAGATCCGCGCCCTGCGCGCGTGCGGACTGTCCTCGGCCGCCGTCTGCAAGGCGGACGTCGAGGTCACAGAGCGGCACGAGCAGCCCGACGGCACCGTCGTCGAGGAGACCCGTCGCGAGCCCGCCTACTGCGAGGCCTACGCGCGCTGCCCGTACCAGAAGATCCGCCAGGAGCTGGCCACGGTCGACATGGTGCTCGTGCCGCATGCGCTCGTCGCGATGACGATCCCGAAGGAAATCGCGCAGGCACGCGTCTTGATCGTCGACGAATCCATCACCAAGACCCTGGTCCATCAGGCCCGCCTCGGCCTCGACGTGCTCCTGAAGGAACGCGCCAAGCCCCTCGTGACGAAGAAGGACAAGGAGGAGGGGACGACGGCGGAGGACCTGCTGGACGAGCGCCGCGACGTCAACCGCGTCTACCGGATCGCGCTGCTCCACGGCGCCGACCTCGCGGACGCGATGGTCCGGGTCGAGGCTCGCAAGCTCGTGCGCAAGGCCCGCGCCGAGGGCCGCGTCGAGACGCTCGAGAGCGTGCGCGAGGCCGCGACGCAGGCCGCCCTCGAGCTCGTCAAGAGCGCCGCGCGCGTGTGCGGCGGCATGGGGTCCAGGGTCCGCGACATCACCCCTGACACGGAGATGTGGCGGCTCGAGGAGCTCGCGGACGCGCCGAAGGGGGACCGCCTCCATGAGGAGCGCCGCCTGCATCTAATCGTGCAGGAGCGGCTCGAGGCGCTGGTCGAGGACGCCAAGCCGGGGGCGATCCTCGAGGGGAAGGTCACGGCCACGCCCGAGCGGCGCATCCAGCTCCTGCGCAGGCGGATCGGCGAGACGAAGAAGGGCAAGCCGATCTGGGACCGCACGATCCGCATCGCCTGGATGTCGAAGCCGAACTGGTCCGCGTCGCCGACGATCCTGCTCGACGCCTCGGCGCGGCAGGAAATCCTCGGGCTGCTCTACCCCCAGCACGAGATCATCGTGCAGGGCCGGGAGATGCCGAGCCGGATCCGGCGCGTCGCGGTGATGGATCACAGCTTCGCGGCGAGTCGCTTCATCCCGCGCCCGGAGGACCCGCCGGAGATGCGTGCCGGCGCGGCGCACCTCGTCGCGCAGGTCCGCAACGCGATCATCGGGATCTGCGGCCAGCACGGCTACGGGCGCGTCCTGGTGGTCGCGACGCGCGCCGTGCGCAGGCTGCTCACGCACCGCTGGCCGGCGCCGGAGAACGCCAGCTTCGCGCACTACGGCGCGTTGCGTGGACTGGATTTCGCCAAGAATTACGTCGCGTGCATCGCGATCGGACGCTCCGAGATGCCGATCGACGTCGTCGACGCCACCGTCGCAGCGCTCCAGCATCAGCTCCCGGCGGACCGGCGCGAGCCGATCTTCGACATCGACGGCACCGGCGAGATCGAGGTCGAGCGGCCCGACGGCAAGAAGGTCATCAAGCCCCTGCTGCGGCCGCGCCGCGGGCGGATCGTCGAGCTGCGCACCGGGCACGATCTCGAGATCGAGGTCGGCACGATGCCCGGCAGCCTCGCAGAGGCCATCGACCTGTCCTGGCGCGAGGAGGAGCTCGTGCAGACGGAAGGCCGCCTGCGCGCCGTGCACCGGCACGGACCGCCGCCGGTGCTCTACCTTTTCACCAACGTCATCCCGTCGAACTTCATCATCGACGAGGTCCACACGCTCGACGGGATCCTGTCGGTCTGCGATCCGTGGATCATGGCGCACGGCGCCTACGGCGTCGTCTGCGACCGGATCTGGCAGAAGGTCTACGGCGTCGAGGCCGGCGAGATGGGCAACAAGGCAGGGTGGAACCGCGCTCTCAAGGGCCGCGGGAACTGGGGCATGACGCTCGTGCGGGCGGACGCCGGCCCGGGCACCAAATCGTGGCACGCGATGGTGCAGTCGTCGTGCGAGGACCCGGTCGAGCGCTACCGCGGGGCCGCCGAGGCGCACGGGATCCAGGTCGAGAACGTCGAGCTCGTGCAGCGCGGCGCGGCACTGGTCCCGGCGCCGGCGCGCACGCCCGACGAGCTCGACACCCTGCGCACGCCGTTCCTCGAGTGCCTCTACGAGTGGAGCAAGCGCAACGCGGAGACCAAGCGCGAGGGCGCGTACGATCGCGAGGTCGCCGTCGCCCGCCAGGACGTCCGGCTCGCGATGTGCGACTGGCGCGGCGAGGCGGATCTAGCGGCGGCGCACGACGACGCCGACGTCGAGGCCGACGGCGCGGGCGAGCTGCAGGGCGCGCAGCAGGCTGACGCCGTCGAAGTCGCCGCTCCTCAGACGGCTGAGCATCTTCCCGCGGAAGCCGGGCAGGTAGCGTCGGATCTGGGGAGCGCGGATGTCGCGCCGGACGATCTCGTCGCGGACGGCGGCGAGGATGGTGTCGCGGTCTCCGACGGCCTCGGCCTCGCCCTCGTTTGCATCGGCGCAGACGATCTCGGACAGCCCGTAATGATCGACCTCCTCGACGACGTGCTCGAGGACCTCGTCCCTCAGGCGCCGCGCGTCGTCGATCGCAAAGAACTCGTAGGACATCCAGCCCCTCCGTGATCCGTGAGGGAAGGATTTCTTGCAATCGGGCAAGGGACAAATCCCTTGTCCGATGCACGGCGCCATGCCGCAGTCCTTGCATGCGCATCACCGTCGAGATCGACACTTCCGGATTCGACCAGGCCGCGGACGGGCTCCTCCGCGGGCCCGTCGCCGCGGCCCTCGCCGACGGCGTGAACGCGGCCGCCGAGCGCGTGCGCGAGCACGTCCGCGAGGGCATGCGCGAATCCTTCGACCGGCCGAGCCCTTGGACCCTCGGCGGCGTCGGCATGTTCAAGGCCCGGCCCTCGCCGGTGCGCGCGCCGGACGCCGTGGTGTTCCTGCGCTCGGGCGTCGAGTGGTACCTGCAGAAGCAGATCGAGGGCGGAAGCGTCGAGGCGGGCGATCGCGGCGCGATGAGCTTCGGCGTGCTCGTGCCCGGGCCCGACGCGATCCTCGACAGCTTCGGCAACCTGCCGCGGGACCTCACCGCCCGCCCCGATACGACCTGGATCGACTTCGACGGGCAGGGCGGCCTCGGGCCCGCGCTCGTGCGGCGCCTGCCGGGCGGGCTCGAGCTCCTCGCATACGCCGTCGACCGGGCCGAATACGAGCCGCGCTTCGACTTCTACGGGCTCGTCGCCGAGGTCGCGGGGGACTACCTGGTCGAGGAGGTCCAGGCCGCGCTGGCGGCGGCGACGCGCGCGTGACCCGTCAGCCGCCGTAGGATACCGACTGCATACGCCCGACGAACCGGCCGGCACCGTAGGGCCCGCCGACGCGGATCCTCAGGGCCATGTGCGCGAAGCGCAGGTTATCGTCCTGCGGACCCTCGACGAAGCCGAGGCTTTGCGTCGTCACCGTTCCGAAGCTGCGCACGTCGGCGAGATATCGGTCGCCCGCCGCGGCGAGGTAAACGTAGTTCGTGTCGACCGTGTACCTCAGCCCGAACGAGTACTCGAACACGAACGACGACGCCGTCGGCGGGTTCGAGACCCCGGACGGCGGGATAATCGTGACCTTCTTCGACAGGACGTCGCGGCGGGAGATGACGGTGGCGTCGCCCGCCGTCAGCGGCTCCCAAACTCCGGTCGTCCGGTTCAGGATCTCCTGATGGAAGTTGGCGATTTCGCCCCGCGTAGTGTCGTCCAGGAACTGCTCGCGGGCCGTCGCCACATTCTCGCCGAAGACGACGCCGAGCTCGACGTCGAGGTCGTAAATCGGATCCCGACCGTCGAACGTCGGCTCGTCGGGGGACGCGATCGCGGACGACGGCATGACCAGGGTGACGGTCGAGTGCCCGTCCGCGATCAGGCACATGTGCGACGGCACGATCTCGACGTTGCGGGCGTCCCCGTCGGCGAGCAGGATCGAGGGCACGGCCTGGACCGCGCCGAGCAGCGCCATGCGACCCTGCGTGCGGTACGAGTAATCGTTCGGCGCGTCCCGGCGTGCAGGTCCTCCTGCGCCGCGGGCGGGGGCGGCGCGCACGGGCGGGGGCGGCACCACGACGGGCGCAGCCGGCGTCTCGGCGACCGCGGGCTGCGCGGCCGTGGAGGCCTCGGGCGCCAGGTAGCCGGGCGGCCGCGGCGGCGGCAGCGCGGCGCGGATGCCCTCGTCGAGACCCTCGATGATGTCGCTCATGTCACAGCCCCGTGTCGAATTGGCGCGGCCCTTGGTAGGGGTCGACGAGGAGGGGGACGACGTGGCGCAGGTCAGGCACGCCGGCGACCTGCGTCAACGCGATCTCTACCGTCGTGCGCGCCTCCCGCAGGAGGACGTCGGGATCGGTCGCGTCCGGATCCGTACGGCCGGCGTCGGGGTCGTAGTCCCGCGCCTGGACATAGGCGAGCTGCACGTCGGCCAGGTTCGAGAACGTCGTGACGCTCCGCGGCGAACCGGTCGGCGGCAGGGAGATCGGCGGCGAGCCGGCCTCGCGCGCCCAGCGGATGTAGTCCCACGCCTGCGCGTTCTCGGTGAGCCATTGCTCGGCGCCGGCGACGTCGACGGCCGTCCCCGAGCCGATGGCGGCGCGCAGGGTGATCTCGAGATACTCGTCGTCCTGGCTCGAGTGCAGCTCGTAGGCGTACACCTTCGCCGTGACCTCGCCGCCGGGCAACAGGTCCGTCGGCGTCACCAGGCGCACGCTCGAACCGGTCGTGAGGCCGAGGTAGGCGTCGAGGACCGGGCAGCGGAAGACGATCTCGACGCAGCGGATGCTGTCGGCGATCAGGGCGCGCGCCTTGAAGAGGGCGGCATTGATCGTCGCCACGCCGCGAGCCGTGCGGAAGTAGGTCGTCGCCGCCGGCGATCCGAGGGGAGAGCCGTTCGAGGCGACCTCGCTCCAGCGGCCGGCCGCCAGGTCGGCGCCGAAGACGTCGCCCGCGGCGTGGTCGGAGGCGGCCTCGTAGGCGCGCCAGCCAACCGTCACCAGGTCGCCCGTCGCGTAGACCGTGCCGGCCTCCCAGGGCGCGCCCGTGGCGCTCCGCTGCAGGTCCTGGCACCGGAGGCGCAGGACCGCGTTGTTGCCCGCCTGGCGGCCCTGGTGGCCGGACGGCAGGTATCCGGACGCGACCTCGACGCGCTTCTGCTCGAGGTACCAGGAGAAGGCCAGCGTCGGCTGCCAGAGCGTCGCCTCGAGCGAAAGCTCGACGCCGAGCGGCGTCGTCAGGTCGGGGTCGCGGACGTAGTTGTAGACCGCGCCCGGCGCGGTGACGGGCCCGTACGAGCGCGAGAGCGCGACGCCGGTCGGGCCGACGTCGCCGGTCCACTCGACCAGGCTCGCCTCGACGACCGTGTAGCCGCTGTCGCCGTTAAAGCTGTCGCCCGCCTTCCACCACGTGTTCGCGAAGGCCTCGCCCGAGAGCGTCGGGATCAGCCCGTCTGTCGCGGGGAAGGCGTCGCGGATCGCGTCGGTGAGGTCGAGCTTGCCGGCACGCCGCTCGACCCACTCGGCCGTGAGCTCGAGGAAGACGCCCGAGAGCGGATCCCCGACCTGCGCCTTGGACGGCCCGGGCGAGAAGCACGTGTCGATCGTGACGACCGGCAGGCCGACGCCGAAGAGATCCACGCGCGAGAAGGCGTGCGTGGCGCGGTGGCAATGGATCGCCGAGAAGGCTCCGTCGAGCACCTCGACCTTGTCGCCGCGGGCCTCGGGAGCGACCAGGACGCCGTCGTAGAGCGGCAGGTCCTGCAGGGCCGACAGGATCGCGGCCTCGCCCGCGGCGTAGTCGTAGGGCGAGCAGTTGACCTCGAGCGTGGTCGCGTCGTCGTCGCCGTCGCCCAGAGGCAGCGGCAGGACGTAGCCCTGGGCGACGAGCACCACCGAGCCGTCGGCGAGCTCGCGCGACAGGAAGCACCAGCGCGCCGCGCCGGGGTCGTAGAGCGTGCCGCCGGAGCGCCCGATGGTGAGCGCCAGGCGGGCGCGCCCGTCGGGCTCGCGCTCGACCAGGGTGACCTTCTCGACCGGCGCGTCGCGGCGGGTGCCGTGGACGGCGGAGTCGTAGGCGGTGCCGGGCGCGACGAAGGCGACGCCCCAATCCCTATGCGCCATCTTCCCAGGCCTCCATCGTCCAGGCGACGACCTGCCCGTACTCGTCCTGCTCGACGTTCCAGCTCTGGACCTTGACCTGGAGGATCGGGCGATAGGCGACGTAGACGGCGCCGGTGGCGTCCGGCAGATCGTTGGAGAGGGCGTCGAGGTAGCGCACGGATCCGGGCACCGCGGGCCGAACGAAGGCGAGCGACGCCGGCTGCACGAGCTCGGCGGCGCAGGAGATCGTGAGCGCGCGCCCGGGCCACACGCCCGCGAGCGCGGGCCCCCATACGTCCTCGCCTAGGATCGTCGTGCGGTAGAGCTGGAGCGCCGGCCGGCCGGTGTCGTGGATCCGCCCGAAGACGTCGTAGTAGCGCCGGCCGTTCGGCACCGGCTCGATGGTCTGGCGGATGCCGGCGCCGGATCCGTGGACGACCCCGATCTCGGAGAAGTCCAGGTACGTGTCCTTGTCGGCGGGGAAGAGCGCGCTCACTTGTAGCCTCCATTCCAGCGCGGGGTCGCGCCCGTCGAGACCGTGCGGCGCTTCGCCTGCGCCATGCGCACGGCCTTCACCGGGCCCGGGCCGTCGGCGTAGAAGCCGCCGAAGGAGCGCCCGTCGATTTCCATGCTGAGCGGCGCGGGCCCGCGCGCGGCGGCCATCGCCGGCTGCGCCTCGGGCGCCGTTGTCAGGGCCGACATGCCGGCCGTCGCCAGGTCAGCCAGGGACGCCAGGACAGCGCTCAGGCTGCTCGCCTGCTGCGGATTGAAGATCCACTCTTGGCCGTGGACGACCGCCAGGCGCGCCTGCCCGGGCCGCCCCGGGACCACGCCGCCGACGTCGAAGCTCTCGAGGGAGGCGACGTCGGGCTGGTCGTCGCCGAAGCCGAAGAAGCTCTTGACGCCGTTCCACGCGTCCGCCGCGCCGTTCTTGACGCCGTCCCAGAGCCGCGAGAAGACCTGCAGGGCCTTCGCCGCGACGCCCTCGAAGAAGTCCCCGAGCCCGCCCCACAGGTCCACCAGCGACTGCCAGGCCGCGCCCGGCAGCGCCGCGATCGCATCCCAGGCGGCGGCGACGATGTCGATGGTCCCGCCGAACAGGTCCCGGAAGAACTCGACGATGACCCCCCAGGTGTCGACGACGAGCTGCCACCCGGCCGCCGCGCCCGCGGCGATGCCGTCCCACAGGCCCGCGGCCACCTCGGCGACGCCGGCGAAGAAGCCCGAGAATAGGTCGACCAGGCCGCCCCAAAGGGCGGAGATCCCGTCCCAGGCGAACTGCGCCGCGGCGACGATCTCGTCCCAGAAGAAGTAGACGCCAGCGGCCACGGCCGCGACCGCCAGGACGATGAGGCCGATCGGGCCCGTCACGAGCGCGAGCAGGGCCGCGCCGACGGCCTTGGCGCCCGCGACGAAGGATGCGAAGGCAGCCGTCGCCGCAATCTTCGTGATGAGGAAGCCGCCGATCGCCTTCACCAGCGCGAGGATCGGCGCGACCAGCGTGACGCGGAGCAAGTTGGCCGTGTTCAGGAGCACGAACGACAGCGCCGCGAGGGCTGGCAACAGGTTGGTGATCTGCAGCGCCAGGATTGCGAAGACGAAGGTCTCCACGTTGGGGAAGCCGAGCAGGTCCGAGACCGTGCGCAGGAAGCCGAGCACGAGCTCGCCCGCCGCGAGCAGGTCGTCGATGCCGGCCGTGATCGCCGTATAGACCCTGTCGACGACCTCGGAGAGCTTCACGAACGCGGCCTCCGCGGCCTCGCCAAAGGTCTCGAACCCGAGCGCGTCGAGCGCCGCGCGGACATCCGTGGACAGCCGCTCGAACGCCGCGGTGACGATCGGGATCACCACATTGAGCCGCGCGAAGAGGTTGTCACCGTCGATCTGCTCGCCCGCGAAGATCGCCCGCAAGGATTCGAGCCCGTCGGCGGCCGTGAAGAGCGCGCCCTCGACGAAGGCGGCGATGCTCTCTTTGTTGTCGTCCAGGATCGCCACGATCGCGACGACGCTGCGCCCGAACTCGCCGAGCGCGCGACCGGCCGTGGCCGCCCACGGGAACGGCGCGAGCTCGGAATTGCCCTCGAGCCCGAGCCGGACGGACAGCAGCGCCTGCTGCAGGGTGTCGAGGACCTGCGAGAGCGTCGGCAGCTCGTCGACCGCCAGGCCGGCGGAGGCGAGCAGGGACAGGCCGAAGGCGCGCGCGACCGCGACGGCCTCGTCGAGGGCCGCGCGCAGCGGCACGAGCCACGGCAGGATTTCGCCCGCGGGACCGCCGCGGGCAACGTTGAGCAGCTCGCGCGTGAGGTCGCGCAGGAGCCGGATCCCGGGCGCGATCAGGCGCACCAGGTCGTTTCCGATCTCGGAGAGCGGCCCGGATCCGAAGGCCCGCCCGAGATCGGCCTGGAACTTGATGAACTCCTGGACGAAGTCGCGGATGAACGCCGTGATCCGCTCGCGATTCGACTCGATGAGCGCGCGGATGCTCTCCGCCGATCCGACGAACACCGGCAGGAGAGCCTCGCCGAACGCCGAGTTGATGCCGCGCACGGCCTCGTTCAGCCGGCGCTGCTGGCGCAAGAGGTCCGAGACCCGGCGCGCCTGGTCCTCGGAGATCCGCGTGCCGGACTGGCGCGCCGCCTGGAGCAGCTCCTCCATGCCGGCGGCGCCGCCTCTGAGGACCGGGAGGATGTCCTTGGCGGTCGACCCGAACAGGTCCTGCGCGGCCTTCGCGCGCAAGGATTCGTTCGACAGGCCCGCGAGCGCGTCGGCGGCCTCGGCGAGGATGTCCTCGGTCGTGCGGAGCGAACCGTTGGCGTCGCGCAGCGCGATGTCGAGCTGCGTGAACGGCGCCGCGAGCTGCGCGGCGCGCGCCGGGTCGGTCTCCTCGACGGCCTCAAGGAAGCGGCGGCGCAGGTTTCCGATCGCCGACGCCGTGCCCTCGGCCGAGCCGCCGGCGATGCGCGCGGCCGCCTGCCAATCCGACAGGCTCTCGACGGACACGCCGAGCGCGTCGGACAGGCGCAGCGTCTCCTCGATCGTCTTGGAGACGGAGAGAGAGTTCTGACGGATGGCGAGATAGGCGCCGCCGACGGAGCCGGTGAGGGCGGCCCCGGCGAGCCCGGCGACGCGCGCCAGGCTGCCGAGGCCGCCGACGACCGCGCTCACGCCGCGCCCGAGGAAGCCAAGGGTGGAGGTGACGGCGCCGAGCGCGCCGCGCATGACCCGGGCGGTGCCGACGGTCGCGGTCCCCGCGGCCCGCACGCTCGCGACCGTCGTCGCACCGACCGCCGCGCCCGCCTGGCCGACCGCGCGCATGGATTCGACGCCGGTCTCGCGCACCTGCGCGAAGGCCGCCTTGAGGTCGTCGACCCCGCGGACCTCCATGCGTGCGGAAAAGGTGGGCGTCTCAGCCACGGCGGAACAATCCTTCGGTCTCGGCCTCGGAGCGTCGGATCCGCTCGATCTCGGCCGGGGTCAGCTCGGGCGCGTCTTGGACCGTCCGACGCGGGCGTGCATCGGGCAATGCCGCGGCCTCGGCGAGACGGGCGCGCAAGCCCTGGAGCGCCTTGACGCCCTTCTCGGACTGCGCGGCCGCGACGGCGGACTGGATGTCGAGCGTCGCCAGCAGGTCCTGCGCGCGGTCGCGCAGGACGCGGCCGTAGGCGTCGAAGAGATCGGCCGGGCACATGTCGTCGACGAGCTCGAGCGGATAGCCGGCGACCAGGCAGGCGTGCCGGCAGTCGGCGATCGCCTCCCAGATCCCCCGATATTCGGGAGCCTCGGTCGCGGTCGTCAGGCCGCGGTCGGCGCGGGCTCGCTCGACGCGCCCTCGGATCCGCTCTCCGACGTCCCCGCCAGGCCGGCGGTCACGTCCTCGAGCGTCGCCTTGATCTGCGCCACCAGGCGGACGAAAGGGCCGTAGGCGGCCGCGAAATTGAGGGCCACGACGACGGAGAGGCAGGCGAACTTCTCGCCGAGATCCATCGCCTCGACCTCGTCGGCCCAGGCCTGCGAGAGCTCCGGATCCGCGAGGCTCGTCGTCTCGCCGTCGGCGGCGATGGCCACGGTCGAGCGCACGATGACGGAGTCGATCGCGGCGATGACGCGGCCCGCGGTCTCGAGCAGGACGCGGCCGGGAGGGGCGCCCGACGCGGCGGCGTAGTCCGTCAGGAGCGCCATGCCGACCTTCGCGTTGTCGGCGACCGAATCCTTGCCGAAGCGGCCCTCCTGGAAGGCGCGCACGAGCGCCTCGACGAAGGTCGCGGAGGCCTCGTCCTCGATGAAGTCGCGCAGGAGCCGGGTGGTCCCCAGCTTGCGCATGGTGACCTCGACCGGCCCGGACTCGGTCTGGATGGTGCAGAATGCGGTGCGGCGCAGCGCCGCCAGAGCCTTGCTCATCGTGTCTCCCCCACGGATTGGAAATCAGATGGGCGGGCCCGGAGGCCCGCCCAATTCACGCTCAGCCGTGCTCGGTCCAGGTGCCGACGCCGTTGGCGGTGCGCTGCGGGCGGCCGGAGAAGGCCGCCGAGGCGAACTCGTCCGACAGGAACTCGATGGCTCCGCTCGGAGCGAGGTCGACCTGGAGCAGATGGAGCGTCGCTTTGAAGCCCTCCGGCGCCGTGCCGCGCACCTTGATCTCCATCGAGACCGAGGGCTTGGTCAGGAGCTGCAGGCGCGGGCGCTTAGCCGTCACGTCGATCGCGGCCGCGTCGAAGGTGATCTCGGCCTCGTCTGCCTCGGTGATACCGCCCGGGAGCCCGATGATCTGGACGCCGCCGTCGGCAGGATCGACCACGACGAAGTGCGTTCCCTCGACCAGGGCCGTAGCTCCGGCGCCGGCGGCGACCGCGACGTTCGAGATGTCGAAGGCGCCCACGTAGTAGATCATGCCGACCTCGAGCTGGCCGGCGGCGATCGCGTACGTGGCCGCGACGGACGCGGCCTGCGTCAGGTAGGCGATCTCGGCGAGCATCTGCGCCGCACGGGTCTCGCGTCGGAATTGCATCGCGGTCATGGTGAACTCGCCGTCCACCGAGCGCACGATCTCCTTGCCGATCGAGCGGACCACGCCGTTCTTGGCCGTGCGCGACAGGCGATCGACCGTGATGTTCAGGCCGGCCGCGTCGCAGTCGCCAAACTGGAACCACTTCTGGTTCCCGGGCGCGATGATCCTGCCGATGACTTCGGCGTTGTTGAGGTTGTAGAGGCCCGAATCCAGGGCCCGGTATGCGGTGGACATGGGTCAGGTCCTCTGCGGCAGGGTGGAAGCGTGATCGCCTTCGCGGTGGTGGATGGTGCCGACGACGCGGAGCGCCGCGACGGCGGCCGTCTTCCCGCCTCGATCGCCGACGCCGCGCGTCGTGCCCTCGAGGTACAGGTCGGAGAAGAAGCGGGTCTCGATCGGCTCGGCGCGCTTGTCGTAGACGAGCGCGGCTTCGACCTGGCGGACCAGGTCGCCGAGGTCCCCGTCGGGGTCGCCCTCGGTGTCCGCGGTCGTCATCACGCCGACCGTGTAGAAGATCGTGCGCTCCTGCAGACGGGGGGACGCCCGCCCGATGACGCGCACGCGCTCGGATTCGGGGAAGGCGATCAGCGCCGGCCAGGCGCGGTAGTCGCGGGGGTAGACCCGGCTCTTCGCCACGGTCACGACGCCGGGGATCGCCGCGGCGGTGAGCCGGGCGACGAGGACGTCCGCGCCGAGGTTAGCCAGATCCGACACTCACCGGGTCTCCGAGCAACAGCCGAATGAAGGGGCCGCCGTCGGCGCGCGGCTCGCGCACCCGCCAGCGGTATCCCGCGACTGTGATACGGTCCCCTTCCCGTGCATCGGACAATGCCCCGGGCCCGGCGCCGGCGGCGACCATGGCCATGGGCTCCGTTTGCGAGACCTCGCGCCCGAGCACGCCCGCGCGGAAGGTCGGCGCCGAGAAGACGGCGCGCACCGTGAAGGACTGCCCGCCCTGCGGCTCGTAGAGCGCGTCCTCGACGCCGCCCTCGGACGCGACCGCGTCGAGGATGTCGGCGGCGAGCCGGTCGTAGAGAGGGTTGCCGGAGGGGTAGATCACAGCACGCTCCACGCGCGGAAGGCGTCGTCGAGCGCGGCGTCGATCTCGGCGTCGGTCGAGCCAGGCATCGCAACGACGGCGGCTGCGCGAAGGAGTGGATCCGAGCGATAGGCCGCGGACATCGTGTACGCCGTCACCCGGGCGGAGAGCGCCTGGTCAGGCGGCAGCTGGCCGATGACGGCGAGCATCGTCGCCGGCAGGCCCGTACGCTGGGCCCAGGCCTCCGCCTCGGCGGCCGTGATCCAGCCCGCGGCGGCGAGCCCAAGCATGAGCTGGCGAGGCGTCACGGAATCCGGCACCGGCGCCGGCGGCGGCGTGTAAGCTTCCGTCGTCCAGCGCCGGCGCACGACGTCGCCGTCGAGCTCTAGCGACCAGCCGGTCGCGCGCTCGCCCGCGGGGACGGCGTCGTCGACGATCGGGTAGACGCCGACGGCGAGCCGCTCGGCGTCGCTCCAGTGCGTCAGCGCCTCGACTGGATGCAGGACGCCACCCGCGTCGACGAAGGGGCCGTGCTGCAAGGTCTGGACGGACGTGCCTCGAACAATCGCGTACATGGGTCACCTCATGGTGCGGTAGCGCCGACGCCGCTGGTGTTGAAGTCGAGCGCCGCGAACACGCCGGCGCCGTAGGCGATGCCGCGCCAGAAGCCCGTGCCGATCGTGCGCTGTGTCCAGATGATGCCGTCGGGCGAGGTCGCGGCGCTCGATGCGTTCGCGACCGCGACGAAGAGGCCGTTGCCGACCCCGACGCCGAAATACTCGAGCGCCGGCGCCGCGCGCAGCGTCCACGTGACCCCGTCCGGCGAGGTCATGACCCGGTTTGCGCCGTCCCTCGACACGGCGACGAACAGCCCGGCGCCGAACGCGATGGACCACCACTGCGAGAATTGCGGAAGGATGCGCAGCGTCCACGTCGTTCCGTTAGTCGATGTAACGACGCGGTTGTCGCCGGGCGTCTGCGTGTCTACGCCCGAGCTGACCCCGACGAAGATGCCGTTGCCGAAGCACACCGAGCGCAGGTTCAGCGGGGCTCCGCCTCCTGCCGTGATCGAGCGGACCGTCCACGTGATGCCGTCAAACGAGGTCATCGCCTTCGACGAATCCACGTCGGTGTCCGCCGAGGACATAGCGACGAAGAGACCGTTGCCGAAGGTCACCGAATCCCACCGTCGAGCCTCTGCCGCCGTACGCCCGGTCCAGACAATGCCGTCTGGGGACGTCGCAACGCGCTGGGTCCCCGAGCGTGCAACGGCGACGAAGAGACCGTTTCCGTAGGTGACCGCCGTCCACTGGTTCGTGGCCGGCATGGTGCGCATCGTCCAGGTCACGCCGTCCGGGGACGTAGCCACGCGGCCGTCGAAGGATACGGCGACGAACACGCCGGCGCCGTACGCGATCGAGATCCACTGGTGCGCCGCGATCGCTCGCGTCGTCCATGGAAAGCCGCGCGCGCGCCGCGGCCTGGCTGCGAGCGGAGGCATCATCACGTGTACGTCCCCGCCGACCAGATCGCGATCTGCCCGGGCGCGACGACGAAATACGCGAGCACCGTCGTCGACGAGGCCGTCGTCGGGATGGACGGCACGCCGTCGAGCGGCCGCCAGGCCGTGTCGAACGACAGCGTCCGCCCGCCGGTTGCATCCTGCTTGATCAGGAGCAGACCGGACTGGCCCGCGCGTTGGCTGCCCGGGTTCGCGAGGACGGTGTTGCCGCCGAGCGTGACGCTGAAATTCCGCCCGCTCGCGAGGTCGATGACGAGCGGCGTCCCCCAGCTGATGGCGAGCGCCGCGGCGGCGGCGTAGAGACCGTCCGCATCCACCAGCGTCCCCGCCGTGCCGGTCCGGATCTCAGCCGCCGTCGCGGGGACGATCGCGTCGCCGAGCGACGCGATCGCGTCGACGTTTGCGGCGGCTTGGTTCTCGACCGTCGTGACGCGATTTCGCAGCTCGGTGTCGTCGTATGCGGCGCCACCCCCGCCGGATCCCTGCGGCCTCGGAAGTCCGAATCCGTCCATGCTCAGGCCCCCCGGAAGATGCGGACGTCGACCGAGCCGCTGCGGGCCCGGACGGCGATGCGTTCGCCGGTCTTGATCGCGACCGCCCACGCGCCGCCGTCGTGGGGCTTGGCGGCCGCCGCGGTGGCGTCGGCGGGGTCGGTGACCGGCGCGACGTCGGTGCCCGCGTTGACCCACGCGGGCCCGCTCGTCCACACGACGTAGATGCCCTCATCGAGCGGCGCCGTCACGAGCGGGACCGCGTCGGTCGCGGCATTCGCCACGATCGACGGATTGGACAGCCACACGGCCGGCAGAGGCGCCGGCGTCCCGAGGCGGGAATCGCTGATAGGCGGGTAGAAGCCGGACACGGGTAGGCCCCCTTATCTGCGGGCCGAGCGGCCCCGGCGGTGCTGCGGCCGGGCCTCGGCCGGTGGATCGCCGACGGGCACGGTCGCCGCCGGCTGGTCGATCTCGAGGATCTGGACGAAGCCCGCGCGCTCCAGGCGCCGCGCCTCGTCGAGGTCCTCGATCAGGATCTCGGAGCCGGCGGGGTGGATCACCCCGCCGGCCTTCACGGCCTTCGTGTTGCGCACGAGGGCCGTCATGATCAGCCGAAGACCTTCATCGAGAAGGTGGCGTTCGAGCGCACCGGCACCGGGAGCGGAGCCGACTGCGCCGAGAGCACCCGACGGCCCGGGTTGCGCTCGAGCCAGGAGTTCATGAAGAGCTCGCTTGCGACGTTGCCGCTCTCGACGGCCTCCTGGTCGAGGATGGCGCCGAAGAGGCGCGTGCCCTCCACGTTCGGGCCGATGCCGAGCACGGTGCCCGGCGCGAGCAGGGGCTCACCCTCGGTGACCGTGAAGGTCCCGTCCGCGTTCACGGTGATGGTGTCGCGGAACTCCTGGTAGACCCAGAAGCGGAACTGGCCGAGCTGGCCGACCATGACCGCGCCGTTGACGTAGGACTGCGGCCCGACGTCGGCGGAGTTGCCGCCCACGGCCCGGCGCAGATCGAGGAGCGCCTTCACCTGCTCGTCCTGGCGCAGGATCTTCCAGGTCTCCGGATCCACCACGATGTCCGTGATGAGCGCGGCCTCGATCTTGTGCACGAGCGAGGCCATGGCCTCGATCTCCTCGAGCGGCTTCGCCGTCGAGGCGGGGTCGTTCCAGCGATCCGTGCCGGAGTACACGACCATGAGGTCGGGGTGCCGGTCGAAATCGATCGTGATCGGGTTCGCGATACCGTCACCGGCGACCACGATCGAGCCGTTTACGAGCGCGTCGGCGGCCATGACCTCCTGGCGGCGGACCAGCGGGTCGGCCGTGTCGACGATCGCCTGCGCGAGCACCGCCTGAGCGCGCTGCTGCACCGGCATGTCGCCGCCGATGCGCTCGCCCGCCATGCGGACGACCGCGGCGCGCGGATTCAGGTCGGTGATCAGGGCGATGCGCGGCGGCGTGAAGGTGCGCGTGCGGTAGCCGTCGAGGCGGATGTTCTTCGCCGGTGCGCCCTGGGCGACGAACGGCGCGACCTTCCGGTTCCCCTTCTTGATGTCGAAGGAGATGTTCTCCTCCTCGCGGCGGACGACGTACGGGAACGCCGTGTCCAGGAGGAAGGTCTTCGGGCGCTTGAGGCTCTCGACCGCCCGCATGATCGCGTGGGTGCTGTAGATGCTCATCTGTCGTCCTCGTCTCGTTCAGCAGACGGTCGGTGGATGGGATCGTCGGGGCCTCACCAGGCCCCGACGGAGACGTTGATGCCCTTGTCGCGCAGCGGCTCCTTGACGGTCGCGAGCGAGTGCCCGGCGCCGTAGACGAGGAAGCTCGCGAGCAGGTGCGCCCGGGCGTAGACGATGCCCTGGGCGTCCGCGGCCGACGCGTTCACGGGCTCGGCGAGCACGTAGACGGGGACCTCGGAGCCATCGTTCGCGGCCGCGAGCGACAGGACGTATTCGCCCGTCGCCGTCACCTTGCCGAGCACGGAGCCGGCGGCGAGGTTCTGGCCGGACGAGATCGTCACGAAGTCGCGGATGACGTCGGACGTGTCCGCGAAGCGGTGATCGTGGGGCTGGAAATCCTGCGCCGAGCCCTGGGGGGTGTAGGTGCCGACCATGGGGATGACCCTCTATCGAGCGGTGGGGAGGGGAACCGGGCTCACGCCCGGTTCATGGCCTTGAGGGCCGCGATGATCCCGTCGCCCTCGGACGCGGCGGGCTTGCCGCCGCCGCCGACGCGGGGGTTCTTCGCGGTGTTGTCCATGGCCTGGCGGAAGGCCTCGGCCTTGCGGGAGGCCTTCGGAGCCGGGGACGCGGCGAGCGTGCGCAGCGCCACCTTCGAGGACATGCGGGTCTCGAAGGCGAACGTCGCGGCGAGGCCCTCGCGGCCCTGCGCCTGCGGCGAGAACAGGATCTTCGCGATGCGCTTGCGCTCGCGGATCGCGCCGCGGCGGGCGGCCTTCTTCGAGGCGGGGGTGGTCTCCTCCTCGGCGATCTCGTCCTCGTCCTCGGCCTCCTCGTCCTCCGCGGCGGGCTCGTCGCCCTCGGCGTAGTCCTCGTCCTCGGCCGTCTCGTCCTCGTTCGCCTCGGGCTCGTCGCCCTCCGCGGTCTCGTCCTCGGCGGTCTCGGGCTCCTCGGCCCGCTTGGCCTTCTTGCCCTTCTTCGACGCGGGCTCGTCGACCGGGGCGTCCTCCGCCTCGTTCTCGTCCATCGCGTCCTCGCGCTCCTCCGCGGCCTTGGCGGCGGCGGCGATCCGGCGAGCCTTGAGCAGACCCTTCAGCATCGGTCGATCCTTCCTTCGTCCCGTCGCGAAACCTTGCTCGCCGGGCGCGAGTCCATCATGCCCGGCGACCGTTCACCGCCGCCGTGCATCGGACAATGCCCCGGTCGGAGCGACCGCCTGCACGCCGTCGCCGGCGCCCATCGCCTCGAGCACCTCGTCGAACGTGCCGACGGCATCCGCCAGGCCGCGGGCGACCGCCTGCGCGCCGACGAACACGCCGCCGCGCCCGGTGCGCTCGGCGACCGCGTCCAGCGTCTCGAGGTCCGTCCACCCCCGGTAATCCTTGACGTCGGCCAGGAAGACCGCGGCGGTCGCGTCGATGCTGCGCAGGATCTCGGCGCGCCCGTCGTCGGTCGCGACGTCGGGCCGCTTGTTCGGCGTGGCGCTGGAGACGAGCTCGTAGGTGTCGATGCCGGCCGCCTTCTCCATGCGCCGGTAGTCGACGATCGTGCCGACCACGCCGACGGAGCCGACCGTGCTCGTCTTGGAGACGACCAGGCTGTCGGCCGACACGCCGATCCACAGCGCCGCCGAGCAGACGTCCCCGCCCGCGTAGGCGACGACCTCCTTCACGGCCGAGGCCTTGCGGATCATCTGGGCGAGCTCGGCGCAGCCGGTGACCATGCCGCCCGGGCTGTCGATGTAGAGCAGGATCTTCTTGACGGAGGCCTCGGCGAGCGCCTCGTCGAGGTAGGTCGCGATCCGCTCGTAGGAGGCGATCCCGCAGACGTCGTCGAACCACGACGCGTAGCGCATGAGCGGGCCGATGACCTGGATGACGCGGACGGATCCGACGTCGTACCAGTGCATCGCGTCGCCCATCTCGCGCTCGCCCTTGGCCGCCAGCGCGTCGAGCACGACGGCGTCGCGGGAGGCGAGCCCGAGGAGCTCCTGGTAGGCGGCCGGGGTGATCGCCCAAGGGGTCGCCGTGAGCGCGCCGAGAACGCGCGCGAGCTCGCGCTTAGCCATCGGTCCGGGTCCTCTCGTCGTCGTTGGAGTTGAGCTTCGCGGCCGCGCCGGGGAGCTGGATGTCGCCGGGATACGGGATGCCCAGCTCCTCGCAGAGCTCGCGCTCGGCGGCCTGCTCCTCGAGCACTTCCTGCCAGTCCAGGCCGAGCCTGGCGCACTCGCGCTCGAGCGTGGACGTGCCCGTAGCGATCCGCAGCTGGATGGCCTTGGCGTCCTTCTCCGGATCGATGTGCGCCTCGCCGTCGCCGATCCACGTGCCGGCGGTCCAGGCCTGGTAGTGCGCCTCGCTCTCGTAGAGGTCGTCCGCGGTGCAGTCCGGGATCTCGCCCAGGTGGACCGCCTCCTCGAACCACAGCTCGTAGACCGGGTCCCAGAACCCGTTCGCCATGTGGTCGCGGCGCGCGTGGACCGTCTTCCAGAAGTCGGCGAAGATCGTCTTCGCGTTGGAGTAGTTCAGCCCCGCGAAATCCTTCATCCCGATCTCGTAGGGCACGCCGATCGTCGCGAAGATCTCGCGCGTCAGGGCCTTCATGAAATCGATCAGGGCCGTGTTGGGCCGGTTCGGCGAGAAGCCCGAGGCCTCCTCGCCGGGCGCGAGCTGGATCGCCGCGCCGGAGGCGAGCTTGGGCTGTTGCGTCGCCCGGAACTGCAGGTACGCCTCGGGCGAATCGAACATGTTCGCCACCATCTCGGGCGGCAGGTTCGACTTGATGATGACGCTGATGAGCGAGTTCGCGTAGGCCGCTTGGACCTCCGAGAGCTTCGTCTTCATCAGCATGCGCAGCTCGGGCACCGCCGTCGCGAGGACGGACAGGCCGCGGTTCGCGCCGATGCGGTCGCGGTCCCACAGGCGGATGACGCGCCGGCGGCCCCACGGCGTGAAGGCCGGCACGTACTCCCACTCGAGCAGGGACGAGGTCGCGCCCGTGAGCCCGACGGCGACGTCGCCGGGGTGGATCTTCTGGACGTAGACGCCCAGCATCTCGCCCGTCTCGGGGTCGATGTGGACGCCGCCGCGCAAGTCCTCCCGGTCGGGCTGACCCATCGGGTTCGAGATCCGGTCGGACTCGACCAGCATGACGCTCGAGCCGTACTGCGTCTGGCCCGAATCCGGCTGGTACATGGGCAGGGCCCAGGCGTCGCCGCTCTCGAGGTAGGACGTCATGATCAGCCGCGAGAGTCCGCCGAGATGGTGCTCGCGGGTGGCGTCGACGTCGCGGCTGCGGGCGTAGGCGGCGAACTTCCGCTTGACCGCCCGCGACCACTTGTTGGCCCACTTCCGATCCTTGCCGAGGACCTCCCAATCCGGCTTGGGGATGAAGCGGGGGATCGTGCCGATCGTGTAGTCGACGAGCGCGTTGATGCCGCCCCGGGCCGAGGTGGCGTTGCGCCGCAGGTCGCGGCCGCGCGCGCGGATGTCGTCGAGCTCGTAGAGCGAATCCGCGTCGGCCGAGCCGCGCGATGGATCCCAGTCCCTCAGCTCGCGGTCGAACGAGGCCGCGTTCCATGCCGTGTCGCCGTAGGCGGCGAGCTGCAGGCGCCGGCCGTCCGACATGATCGGGTGCCCGGACGCGTCGAGGAGCAGGTGCTTCTTCTCCATGCCGGCCTCACGCGAAGTGGATCGGGCGGCCCGGACGCGGGCGGCCCTCGAGGACGGCGAGCTCGTAGTCGACCCGGCGGATCTCCTGCTGGAGCGCGGGCAGGTCGGCGCGCGCGTAGACGACGGTGGTGTTGCCGCCCAGCGCGTAGGCGACTTGCGCCTTGGCGCGTCCGAGCATGAGCTCGCGCCGGGCGGTCTCGAGCGACGTCCGGTACGCCTTCAGATCGGCGATCTGCTCCTGGACGGTCATGAGGGGTCCCCGGGATGATGCATCCCGGCGACCGTTCCCGCGACCGGTGCATCGGACAATGCCCCGGCTCAGTCGTCGTGCTCGATCGTCCTCGTCCGCATGAGCGCCGGATCAACCTTCCTGCGTCCCACGACACCGACGGCGTCCGCCTGGTCTCGGGCATGTCCCCACCCCCTGCGCAGGCCTGGGATTGCGGGCTCTGGCGGAGGCGTCGGCGGCCTGGGCTCGAGCGGTTTTTCTTCGCGCTTCTCGATCGCGGGCTCGTCGGGTACGGCGTTTACAGATCTGTTAACGGTCGGCATGGCCGGGACGTCCTCAGGGAGAACCAGGCTCGGGACGAGCGTGCGGATCGTCGGCGTCTGATCACGACCATCGCGATGCCAGGCTGACGCCAACCGTGCCAGCTCGTGCTCAAGGGACCGAGCGGCGTCCGCCATGCGCTCGTCCTCGCGGTCGAACTCACGATCCGTCCACCGGCCCCAGCCTTCGATCTCGGCCGCGATCCTAGCGTAGTTCGCCGTGTCGAGACCCTCGGCGCGGTGGTTGGCCTTGCGCACGAACTTGGGCGCCCGCACGCCATCCCCGACGTCGAGCTGCTCGGACACGATCTCCTTGACCAGGTCGGGTTCGACGTCGTCCGGCAGGTGGACCCATCCGGGCGGATAGTCCTCGCCCGGCGTGTGCCGGACGCCGAGCTGCGCGTAGAGCTCCAGCTTCGCCTGCGACACGCCCGCGCGAACGTAGGAGAACGTGGTGTCCCGTCCCCACGACCCGTCCTGCAGCTGGACGCGCCGGTGGCGCCAGTCGACGAGCGCGGCGTCGAAGGCCTTCGCGCCGAGGACGCCGCAGACCTTGGTTTTGTCCTGCAGCTCGATCCAGGGATCGACCCGGTCCGGCCACTTGTTGCGGTCGACGAGCAGGCGCCGGATCGGCAGGACCGCGCCGGACGGGTGCCGGTAGACGCGATGCCGCGCCTCGGTCAGCTGCTCCCAGGCCTCGGGCTCGTTCGTCGGGAGGGGGATCACGACGTAGTCGACGAGCCACCGCTGCCGGCGCCGGCCGAATCCCCACACCGCCATCTTGATGTGGTCGACGCCGACGTCGACGCCGGCGGTCAGGAAGGCGACGCCCGCCGGGACCTCGCGCAGGCGGTACGAGCGAGAGCGCCGCTTGTACACGACGTCCCAGTCCGGCGCCTCGCCGGGCGCGACCCACGGCAAGCCGAAGATGGTGTTGATGATCGTCTTCTCGGCCGAGGGCTTGCCCTGCGCCTTCTCCCACCGCTCGACGATCCGCGTCCACGACAGCATGCCGATGGGCGAGTAGAACGAGGGCAGGTAATAGGACCGCGTGTAGGCGTTGGCGTTGTGCGCGTCGAGCCGCGAGCGGTCGCCCTCCTTCAGGGCCGCCATGAAGTCGGGATCCTCGGCGAGGACCTTCGGCACCCAGACGCCCTCGGCCATCATGCGGGTCTTGTGCCGGGCCTCCTCGATCTCGCCCGAGCAGCACCGACAGCGATAGCGGACCGAGGCCGGCTTGCCGGGCTCCCAGGCAAAGCCCTCCCAGCGCCACGACATGAAGTCCCCGCAATGGGGGCAGGGCATGAAATACTCGCGCTGGTCGCCGTCGAGGTAGTGCCTCTTGATCTGGGACGTCTGGTCGATCGCCGGCGTCGAGATCAGGAGCTCCTTGACCTGGTCGCCGAAGGTGAAGGTACGCGCCGAGGTCACCTCGACGACGTCGCCCTCGCCCTCGACGTCCTGCGGGTAGGCCTCGACCTCGTCGTAGATCACCCGCGGCGTCGCCGTCGAGCGCAGGTTCGTCGCGCTCTTGGCCGTGGCGAAGTAGAGGGCGCCGCCGACGAAGTGCTTCTCGAACTGGCTGTTCTTGCCGTCCCGCTCGCGGCTCTTCTTGACCTTGCGCCCGAGCCCCTTCGGGTCGTCGTCGATCATGGACTGGACGCGCGCCGAGGTCCTCTTCGTGACGGTCAGCGTCGGGCTGATGAACAGGACAGGCGCCGGGTCCTGGTCGATGCTGTAGCCGACGAAGTTCAGGCCGGTCTCGGTACCGCCGACCTGCGCGCCCTTCATCAGCGTCGTCCGCCGGACGTGGGAGCGAGCGGACAGGTTATCCATGGGCTCGCGCAGGAACGGCGTCGTCGACGTCCGCCACTTGCCCCGGAGCTTCGAGTGCTTCTTGTTCAGCTGCCGCTTGCGGTCGGCCCAGCCGGACACGGTCAGGTCCGGGCGAGGCTGGAGGCCGCGGAGCATCCATGCGTGCGCATCCGCGGCGCCGGGGTACGACATGACCTCACTCGGCAGCGTCAGCGGCATCGTCGTCCTCCTTCTTCCCGCCCAGCTCCTCCAGGTGCTCGCGGACGTACCGGTCGAGGATCTGCCCGACGTGGAACGAGTCGAGCCGGCCGGCCCTCGCCAGCTCCTGCAGGTCGACGGCCATGAGCGGACCGACGCGCCCGGGCCAATCCTGCCAAGCGTCGCCGACGGCCTTCATCGCGGCGAAGAAGTGCGCGTAGGCGCCGGCCTTGTCGACGAGCTTTCCCTCCTTCTCGTCGTTCGCGAGGCGGATGCGCCGGATCTTCTCGCGCCGCTCTTCGGCCGCCAGGTCGACCTGCGTCTGCGCCGTCGTCGTTCGCGCGGGCTCGGCGACCGCGCGCCTGGTGGCCACGTGCGCGTCGAGCGCGGACCGTGCGTCCGCGGGCCGGTCCGCGCCCACGTCCGCACCCTCGAGCCGGGCGCGGACCGCCTCCTCGCCGCGCTCGCGCTCGACGCCGCGGCGCATGTCCGGGTTCGTGTTGCGCTCCCACAGCTCGTCGGCGACGGCGGGATCAATCGTGCCATCATCTAAGAACGCGGCCGCAATCCTCCCGCTGTCGCGAGCCTTGCGCACGGCCTTGTCGCTGACGCCGCGACGCTTCGCGTAGGCGCGGATGCTCAGGCCCATCGCATCACCGCGCGACGGCGACGGCGCCGTCCTTGCGAATCTGCGGACCCAATTTTCTGCCAGACTGAGAAAAAAGACCGGAGTCGCGCAACCTCCGGTACACCCCCCTACCCGGGGAAGGACCCGCTAGGGGTCTGATATCATTGCGGTTATCGAACCGCACCGTCATCGCTACCATGTCCGTCCCCTCCCGCACTCGCCCTCCGGTAGGCTGGCCCGAGGTGTCGGGGGAGACGGGGGGGAGGGCCTCGGACCAGCCGTCGCGGGAGCGACCTCGCTTGCGTCTACGCAAACCAGCAGCAAGCCAGGCGAAGCTGGAGCGGGCCCATGCATCGGACAATGCCCCGCCCAGAACGGGGATCGGCGCCTCACCGGTTGGGAGCCGGGGGCGCCGATCAAATCGTCTCACGGGCAGTGGGACATCCGGAAGATAGCCCACCCTCACGCATGCCGCAAGCGCATCGATGCAAGGAAGCCGGGGCGTGATCGATCCGTCCCGATCCCCCCCGACGCCCCCGTTACATGGACACGATCGCTCACGCATCCGACGCGACGGCCCCACACCCCCGGCATCCAGGATCGCTCAGGATCGTCCTGGATCGTCGCTGGATGGGGTCGAGAGGCTTCGGGCATAGCCGACACGACCGCCCCTGTTCGAGTGGCCTCCACGAGCCTTCAGGACGATCACGTGTCGATCCGCGCCAGGCCGCCGTCCCCGAGTCGGCCCAGCGCGCCAAGGGAGGGCTCTCGCGGGTCGACGCTCGGCATGCCCTCCCAGGCACGCTCCGAGAGCCTGCGGGTGACCTCGGGCAGCGCAGACTGGATCGGATAGCCCTGTGCCACGAGCACGGCCGTGGCGCGGATCAGGACGGCGCGCAGGCGCATCTCGCCCTGCAGCACGTCGGGCGGGTAGGCGGGGTCGAGGTCGAGCGCGGCCAGCTCCGCGGAGACGGCGAGCGCGATGGCGCGGTAGACCTGCTCGGGCATCGGGCGGGACTCCGCCCTGTACCTCGCCTTGCGCCGGCGCTGACGCTCGGCGTCCCGGCGCCGGCGCTCCGCGGCCTTGGTCCGTGCATCGGTCATGCTTGCGCCTCCGTGATTAGTCACGCGGATCGTTGCCCTTGGAGAGGCGAGGCACAAGCGGCGCGGCGTACATCGAGGTCTCCGGCCGTACATCGATCGTCATCGGATCCAGCCCGGATCGAATCCCCGCGGAGGCCCCGCGGAGCGAAGCGACGCGGTAACGTGTCAATCCCAAATCCCCAGCGCAGGTCTTCGATCCGCGTGCCCGCTTACGCAGACCAGCCTCCTGCATCCGGATCCAGGCCTCTGGCCGGCGACCCCAGTCCTGTCTCCGAGGACCATCTCTCGTCTCCGCAGACCGCCACCAGGTCGTCGACCCGCAGGCCTGTCTCCGGAGCCCAACCTGCCTCCGGATCCGGTCTCCCGCCTCGCGCGCGCGGAAGATAGCCTACATAGGGGGATTATATATATACGTAGTACCGGGAAGTTGCGTCGTCGAAAACGCCTCGTTTCGCCCCGAGGCCTTCGGCTCAAACCCTTGCTGCGCAACGATTCGAGCGGGGTTGACCCTAGCCGATCCGCGTGTCAATCTTGTGCATATGGGTTAAACCTTCGGGGGATGGTGATGGCTTACCGGAAATCCGTTTCACGCGACATGTGGGAGTTGAGCCGGATGCGCGCGTCCGACAACTTCCGCCTGCACCTTCCGCTCGACCTGGCACGTACCGCGTGGGTCGTCGGGCCGACGACGGCGGGGGGCACGGAGCTGCTCTCGCCGCTCGCCGTGCGGTGCACATGGGCCATCCTGGCGCTGCTCCGCGGCGCCGACGGCGAGGTCCCGTACGACGACCTGGCGGCCGTCCTCAGGGTCACGACGAAGAGCGCCCGACGCGCTGCGATCGAGTGCGCCGGGGCCCACCTCTCGGCTCCCGGGACGGATCTCGATCGCGCAAAGGTCTTCACGCTTCTGGTGCCGTTGTCGGGCTACCAGGCGACCGTGCGCGGTGGTGTCAAGGTCGAGGTCTCCTACCGCGCGTCCCGCGCGTTCGGCGGTGGGGTCCTGCCGATCCGGCCGGCCGACTACGCTCGCGTGACGACGCAGCCTGGCGTCCAGCTCTACGTCCGCGGCATGGCGCTGACGCACGGCGGCGAGGCGGCGAAGATCGTGGTCGACGAGGCCAACGTGGTCGGCGTCTTCGGCCCGCTCGTCGGGACGGCGCGCCACCTCGCGCGGGTCGCGAGCGACGTGGTCGTCCGCGGGGTCAGGGACATCGCCGGCGCGGAGGACCTGCTGGCCCGCCATACGCGGCTCAAGGCGAGATCGGGCGCGACGAAGGTCTCGCTGAGGCTCGAGCGCACCGAGCCCGTGGACGAGACGCCGCAGCTCGAGCTCGACGTCCGCCCGATCGAAGGCGGGCTCGCGGGGATCCCGAAGCCTTACATCGTCGCCCGTTAACGATTTGGTAATTCTTGTCGTGTAGGATCATCGACCTCGCAGCGGCCGTCGCCGCGCAACACGGAGACACCGATCATGGCTCGCTACAGCCCCACCGCCGGCGCCGAGACCGCCGCCACCGTCCTTGGCGCGCTCGCCCTGACGAGCTTGTGCCCGCGCCCGGGCACGATCCGCTACGTCGAGACGCCCGTCGACCCCGGCCTCGCCCCGGCAGCGAAAAAGGCCGCGGATGCACTCCGCGGCCTTAGGTCGGAAAACGATCGTCTGCGTCGGGAGAACGAGGTCCTGCGGGCGGAGCTCGAGGACCTGCTCCTGCGCGTCAGCCGGCTCTGAGCGCCGGCCCCTCGTCGTCGAGATCCGTGCTCCGCTCGCGCTCGCGCTCGGCGATCCGCATGTCGATCAGAGCCCGCGCCCGGTCGACGACGTGCGCGCGGGTGCAGGGGAGCACCCCCGGGATGAGCCGCCGACCCGACATGTGGTTGGCGAGGTCGTACGTCTTCGTGCGATACAAGATCGCCTCGCGCTCCTCCGGCGTCAGCTGCGCGACCCACATGCGCTCGTGCGACTCGAGGCCCACCAGATCGGCCTCGCGCAGGTCATCGCCGCGATGCAGAGCCGTGCACGCGGCGATGACGCTCGCGCCGCGCTGGCGCAGGATCGACGCCGAGCGGTCGAGATCCTCGAGGGTGCGCTCGGCGGGCGCGGGCGCCGCCTCGGCGACGGCGTTTTCCAGCTCGCGGGTCGCCTCCTCTCCAGCCGGGCGCGGCGGCATCGGATCTCCCCGCAGCGCGCACGCAGCGCACTCCAGAACCCATGCGGCGATCAGGACCGCCCGGCGGGCGATTTCAGCAATTGCTCTCAGCATGTGTGCCTCCTCTGCGCGCCGGTGACGTCCGGCGCGTAGGCGAAGGATCGGCGCGCCCGAAGCATCCCACAAGCCCGTCGAGCAAGAATTCGCGCGGGCCGGTATTTTTCAATAATCGAAAAATAAACCGCGGTGTTGACAACGGCTACGGAGATCCTTCGAAATTCGAACGAATCCCGGGACGGCAATCCTTCGAAATTCGAACGGTCCTGACGAGACCTTGGAGAAAACCTTTCGAGCCTGTTGACAAAACCTTGAACCGGGCAGATTCTCCTATGTGCGCGAACCGGAAGACCGGACGCGCCTACTCGGGGGAGTCAGACACATGCAGAAGCCGTTGTTGCCGCGCCCGCTGGCGCTGGCCCCGTTGAAGCCCGCCGCGGCGCCCGTCGCGCCGGCGAAACCCATCCCGGATCCGAAGCCCGCCGCGGCGGGCGGCCTGCGCCGCCTGGCCGCCGCGCAGCGCGTGCTCGTCGTCCCGCTCGACGAGGTCGAGGGCGAGCAGCCCGTCGCCACGAAGGCGGAGATCGACGAGGCCGCCCGCGCCGCGCTGCGCGCCGTGTGCGAGCGCCACCCGCTCGTCGCCGGCATCGTGAAGGCGTTCCCGGGCGTGTCCGTCGTCACGGTCACCGAGGTCCGTGAGCAGGACCTCCCGGAGGGCGAGGAGGGCGCGGCGTGAGAACGCTGACCGGCCGCATCTCGCCGAACGCCGCGCCGCTCTTGCTGGACGCGCTCGAGCTCAACGCGCGGGCGAACGCGGCGATCGCCGAGGCCGGATCCGCCCGCGCCTGGGCGCACCTCCACGGGCTCGACCCGGTCGCCGTCTCGCAGATCCGCAACGCGCATCGCGAGCCCACCGAAGCCTATTTGCGCGCGCTCGGCGTGCGCAAGATCGTCCGCTACCTCCCGCTCACCGACGACTGACGGAGACACCGCACATGTCGGATCAGAAATCCTTCCTGGACCGCTGCTTGGATTGGTTGAAGGCCAATCCGGGCGCGTCCATCGACCAGTGCGCCGAGGCCCTGCTGACCTCGCGTCTCGCCATCATCGCCCAGGCCCACCGCCAGCGCCGCGTCGCGGAGTTTGCCGCGCTCCCGGGCGTCCGCATCGTCCACGATCGCGTCTCGCGGCCCTGCCCGCGCGAGCGCGCCGCCGAGCTGCAGAGGCTGGCCCAGACCGCGATCGACGCCGGCTGGCAGGTCGAGATCCTGCCGCGCGGCTACGCCCGCGGCGTCGGCTGCCCGTCGTACGACGATCTCAGGATCTTCGGGAGGTGAGCATGATGGTCGAAGCACTCGTCTATCGTCGGCCCGATCCGGCGCTCGTCGCCCGCATACTGGACGGCTACGGCCTCGACGCCGCGCTCGAGCGCTGGGGCTGGCTCGGTCGCAAGACCATCCAGACCCTCGCGCAGGAAGGCCGGGCGACCGCCGGCGCGGTCGTCGTCGGGATCCCGTCGCGCCGCACCTACAGCGAGCTCGACGAGCTCGTGTGCTTGGAGGCGGCCTTCCTGCTCGACGGCCCGTCGGCGGGCGAGCGCGCCGCGGGCATCCGCGACGGCGCCGCGCACGAGCTCTTCCGGCGCCGCGGCGTCGAGCCCCCGCGCTGCCAGCGCCAGGGGCGCCTCTCGGCCCTGGCGCGCCTGGCGCGCGCGGGCAACACGCCGGCCGCCCTCGAGCTCGAGCGGATCCGGTCGCACGAGCGCGCCGTCGGCGACGTCCTGCGCCGGGCGCTCCCGCTGGTCGATCCGCAGCCCGTCCGCGGCCGCGCCCGCCTGCCGCGCCGTGACGATCGCCTGCGCGCCGCGCTCGACGGCTGCGACCGCGTCGCGATCGAGACCGTCTTCCCGGGGCTCGCCGTCGAGGAGCGCCTGCCGGGCTGGCTCCTGGACATCCTCGCCGCCTGGGACGTCCCCGCCACCGCCGACCGGAGGATCGCCGCATGAAGACCGACGAGATCGTCGTCGCCTACCTGGCCGGCGGAACCGTGCGCGGGCTCGCCGACCGGGCCGGGGTGTCCATCGCCGAGATGTCGGCCCTCCTCAAGCGCGCCGGCGTCGAGATCCGCCGCGGCGCGCCGCCGCGCGTCGACACCGAGATCCTGCTCGCGGACTACCGCGCCGGGCTCACGGTCTACGAGATCGGGCGCCGGCACGGGCTCTCCCACGTTGCTGTCTGGAAGCGCCTCTCGAAGCTCGACGAGTACCGCCGCCTGCGCGACGCCGTCGAGATCGCTGGGCGGGCCGCCTTCGACGAGGCCGCAGCCGAGCGCCGGCGCGTCTCCGACGCCCTCGACCGGCGCGCGCTCGCGATGCGCCGCGCCGGCCACTCGACCGCCTACATCGGCAGGGCGCTCGGGGTCTCTCGGCAGCGCGCCTACCAGCGGATCCAGTCGGCCCTCGCGGCCGAGGCCTCGGAGCGAGAGGCGGCGTAGCGTGCACGTAAGGCGCCCGGGGACGGGCCCCGGGCGTCGTATCTTGAACGTAAGCGGACGCAGCGTGTCATATCTTGCACATAAGGATTCCGGGCGTGAGCGATCACAAATCCTTCGTCGACATGCTCGAGGCATTCGCGCACGGGCGGCTCGAATCGGATCCGCAGCCATGTGCGCCAACGCGCAAGCGCCGCCGTGATCGCTCGATGCTCCCACCGCAACGCCGGGTGCCGTCGGGCGAGACGGAGATCTCCGTCGATCTCGACTGGAACGACGTGCCGTCGCAGCACGCCGGCGTGCCGGGGCGGGATGTTATCGAGAATTCGTGATGTCTGGCAGGGGGTTGGACATGGTCCGCGTGCACGTCAACCAGCATGTCATCCGCAAGAACGTGTCCGCCGCGCCGGCCGAGCGCGAGCCGCCGCTGCGCGTCATCCGCGGCCGCACGTCGACGCCGGCGTGGGAGGTCGAGCTCGTCGGGCCCGCGCGCGTCGTCTACTCGCCCGACCGGCCGCTCAAGTGCGGCGCCAGGGTGTGGATCGAGGCCGCGGACGCGGTGGTCCTGGACGACGTCGCGGATCCGGCGAAAGCTGCGTAGCTCGGAAACCCCCTGGTCACCGGATCCGTGTATGCTCACGCTCATGGTCTCGTTCACGGTCACCGTCGGCAGCTCCCACACTCTGCACACCGTCCTCGTGCCGGCGCCCGCCGACGCGCCGATGACGCTCGCCGAGGCCTGCGCGCTGCCCGATCTCGCCGGCGAGACCGTCGCCTCCCTCCGCGCTGCGATACGCCGCGGCGACCTGGTGCCCGAGCGCCGGGGTCGCCGTGTCGTCGTCACGCGAGCAATCCTGCAGGAGTGGAGGGAGACATGTCGAAACCAAAAGGGCCTAGGCTCTGGCTCAAGCCGGCCGAACACGGGCCCGACGGAAGGATTCGGAAGCACGCCAGGTGGATCATCCGAGACGGATCGCGCTCGATCGTCACTCGATGCCCTGAGGCGGATAGCGCGGGCGCCGAGGCCGCGCTAGCCGCCTACCTGGCGGAGAAGCACGCGCCCGAGCACCGTCGCGACCAGGCCGTCGGCGACGTCCTCGTCACCGACGTGCTCGCGCTCTATGCCGAGGAGGTCGTCCCCGGGCACGCGCGGCCAGCGAAGACCATGCAACGCTTGCTCCAGCTCGGGGAATGGTGGGCCGGAAAATCCCTGGCGGACGTCACCGGCAGGTCCTGCCGCGCCTACGCGACCTGGCGGCAGAAGCAGCCCTGGAAGTCGGCCCGCCCGGACCGCACCGGCAACCCCGCGCGCCGGGTGTCCCCCGCCGGCGTCCGGCGCGAGCTGGAGGACCTGCGCGCCGCCGTTAACTACCACCGGAAGGAGGGCTACTGCAGGGCCATCGTCGACGTCTGGCTGCCGCCGAAGTCGCAGCCGCGCGTCGTCTGGCTCGAGCGCGACCAGGCCGCCCGTCTCCTGTGGACTTGCTGGCGCGCGCGGGAGGTGCAGACGCACGGCGGGAGGGAGGTCGTGACGAAGAAGCGGCCGTGGGCCCACCTGGCCCGCTTCATCCTCGTCGGCCTGTACACCGGGACGCGGGCGGGCTCGATCGCGAGCGCCGGCTTCGAGCGCGCGCCGGGCGTCGCGTGGATAGACCTCGAGGGCGGCGTCTACCACCGCCTGCCCGTCGGGAAGCGCGAGACGACGAAGCGCCAGCCGCCGGCGCGGATCCCGCCGCGCCTGCTCGCGCACGTCAGGCGCTGGCACCGGAAGGGCATCGCGAAGAGTCACGTCGTCGAATGGAACGAGAAGGCCGTGCAGGAGGTCAACAAGGGATTCTCGCAGGCCGTGAGGGCGGCCGGGCTTCCGCCGGAGGTGACGCCGCACGCGCTCCGGCACACCGCCGCGACCTGGCTCATGAGGGCGGGCGTCCCCCTATGGGAAGCCGCCGGCTATCTCGGGATGTCGGTGGAGGTGCTCGAGCGGACGTACAGCCACCAGCATCCCGACTACCAGGCGGAGGCCGTCGAGGGGATCGGGAAGAGGGGGAAGCGGAAGGCGGGCTAGACGCCGCGCGCCTCCGCCACCCTCTGACCGCGGGCGAACATGGCTCGCATCGCGTACAGGATCCGGTGAGCGAGTATGTCGTCGATCGGGAAGGGGCGGACGCGGGCCATGATCGCGATCGCCTCGCCCGCGGAGACGCCGCCTCGGCTCGCCAGGGTCAGCAGATCCTGCTGGTGCGAGTCCTGCGCCTGGTCTTCGCAGTCGGCGATCATCTCCCACGGGATCGAGCGCACGTTCACGATGCACTCGCGGCGTGCCAGCCGAAGGCGGAGATCGGGACCGAGCAGGATCGGCATCTCCGCCTCAGGCATGGTAAGCCTCCACGATGCCGCGCGCGAGCTGGTCGCGGGACAGCGCCTGCAGCTCGGCCTGGCGGCTCTGCCAGTCGTATGCCCGCCCGTCGCGCTTGGCGTTCATGTACTCGGCTTCCTGGAGCTTGAACTCCAGGTCCGCGCGCGACCGCTTCATGAGCGACCGGTAGCGCGGCGCCGGCAGGATGATCTCAACGATCGCCATGCGCCGTATCCTTCACGTAGACGGTCACCGGCCGCAGCCCGAGCTTCCGCATGACGCTCTCGGGCACCGGCTTGCGCCCGTTGATCATGGCCGACACGAACGGCGCCGAGACGCCCAGGCGGACCGCCAGCGCCTTCCTGGATCCGGCCTCGCGGGCGGCCTGGTAGACGAGCCCATGCGCCGTCGGCGCGCGGTCGATGGAGAGGAAGCGCATGCCGAGAGCGGCCCGGACAGCCGCAAGGTCGGAGCAGGACATGAGCCATCCGGCGACCGGATCCTCGACGGTGTAGCCGACGTCGTTCCATTGCTGGAGCTCGAGCCCGTACCGGGCGGCGAGCGCCTTCAGGCGGGCCTCCTCGATGCCGTGAACGGCCCTATCGATCGCGTCGGCGCCGGCCTCCCGGAGCTTTTCGATCGCGGGCGCGGCGTCCGCGATCGCGCGCTGGATGGATTCGACGGGGGTCTGCATGGTCAGCTTCCCATCCGGTAGGGCGGGATCCGCATCACGCTCGGCACGAGCGCATCGAGGCCGGCGCTCTCCGACCTGGTGAGCGGGACGCACCGGCGCACGACGAGCTTGCGGGTCTCGACGTCGCGCAGGCCGGCGACGGCGGGGCCGACCATCGCGACCTCCAGCCGATCGGGATCGAGCCCGCGCTCGCGGGCGACCTCCACGAGCTGCGCGACGACCAGGCCGATCTCGGCCTCGGCGAACTGGCGCTCGAACTCGCGCATGCGGTCGACGGCCGCGTAGATCGCCGCGGCCGGGTCGGCGGCCGGCGTGGCGTCGACGACGGTGGACGTCATCGTCTCGGCGTCGCGGATGGATTGGAGATCGCGCATCTTGTCCATGTGCGCGAGGAACGCGTCGGGTGCGGGCATGGTCAGATCTCCTCAGGCGGCCTTCTCGCAGGCATCCTCGCCGGGGTCGAACACGAGCAAGACATCGCCGTCGACGCCCGTGACCCTCAGCGCGCGGATCGCCTCAGTTTCGCCTACGGAGTCCGCCACGCAGAAGCGCGTGGCGCCGCAGGCGGTCTGCCCGCGCAGTACCGCGTTCGCCTCGTCGAGGGCGCGGTGCACGGATTGGACGACCTCGTCGGCGCCCTCCGCATCGTGATTGATGATGACCTCGACCACGCCGCGCACATGGACGACAGCCCTCGTGGCGGCGTGCGGGCGGTCTCGGAGGTGGGCGGCGACCACGAGGGCGAGGGCGCCGTCGCGCCCGAAGTCGGACGCGAGGACTTCGACCTGGTCGTCCTCACGGAGGATGACGTGTCCCTTGGCGATCCCCTCCCGGATCTCCTTGAGCCTCGACGGATCGGTGTTGATCCGGACAGTCGTCGCGGCGCGACGGATCGAGACGGCGTATTGCATGTGATCCTCCCTCAGGTCGCGAGCGCGTAGATCAGCCAGCCGACGAGGCTGGCGATGAGGGCGGCGCCGTAGAAGAGGATGGCGTCGAGGAGGCCGCCGAAGTCGAAGCTTCCGCTCGGCTGGTCCCGCGGGGTCTTTGCTAACGCGAGGCAGAAACAGAAGATCGTCCAGATGGTCGGCGCGAGCCACCAGCCGAAGGTGATCGTGAACTCCAT